ATTTCATTCGTAACGAAAAGGTCGTGGGTTCGAGTCCCACTCGCGGCTCAAAGCCAAAACAAAGAAAACCAGCCACTTAAACGGTTGGTTTTCTCTTTTTATGCTGTGAAACATGTTGTAGATTTGAGGAAATATCCCCACTTTTGAGGAGAAATCCGTGCGTTATCCGTGCGCTGCACGGAATTGATTTATTTAACAAAATTTATCTTTTATGGCTCAACTTTCTTTCGTCATTGTCCCATCAAGGCCAAATGCGGACGGTTCGCACACAATCCGTCTTAAAATAACGAACGTCAACACCACAAGCTATATCCTCACTAAACACAAAGTCGGGGACGAGAGGCAGTTCCAAAATGGAAGAGTTGTCAAGCACCCACAAGCTGCCGCCATCAATCAGAAACTAAATATTATGCTTGGTGAGTATGAAACATTGCTATCGGCAATGGGTGCTCCACGTGCAACCGCGCCCGAAATTAAGAATTTCCTTGAACGGCCTCGTTTTGTTGGCGAGTTGGTGCGAGATTATGCAGAAAAATATATATCCGAGTTAAAAGAAAACGGACAGGCCTCCTACGCTCAAAATATGGGTTATACCCTGAAATATCTCCTTGAGTGCTTCGGTGAAAGCCTTACGCTTCAGCAATTTTCTCCACTTGTCTTAAAGCGCTTTGAGAATCATCTGCGCGAAGTAGGCTCCAGAAAGACGCGGAAGGAAGAAGAAAAGAACGTAGGCCGTCCCAAAACTCCAAAGCCGATTTCCGACACATCAATCAATATCCGCATGACGCACTTAAAGGCGCTTCTTAACGCCGCAGTGACCGAGGGAATTGTCGAATATAAGATTTTTCCCTTCCGTGGCTATAAGATGCCGACAAAGAACGTGCGCGAGACTTGGATTTCAAAGGAAGAATTACAAAAGCTTCGTGATGCAGAGTTTTCGGGTGTGTCTGCGCGTCGACACACCGTAGCGAGAGATTTGTTCATGCTCTCGTTTTACTTCGCCGGAATTAATCTTACAGACCTTATGGATGCGCGGCTCGATGATAATACCATCAATTTTGTACGTAAAAAGACAGCAGCCAAAAAACAAGGTGAAAAAGGCGTTTCTTTGACGATACAGCCAGAAGCGCGAGCAATCATCGACAAATACATCACGGAGAGCGGCACTCTTGATTTTGGCTACAATTACAGCCAATATGAGCAGTTCCGTTCTTTCGTCACCAAGGGACTTAATAAGATTGGCGAGGATTTGGGGTTTGAAAAGAAACTGATGTTCTACTCAGCCCGTAAAACATTTGTCCAGTTCGGCCAGCAACTCGGCATACCGCTGTATGTGCTTGAATATTCGATAGGGCAGAGCATCAAGGATTCAAACTCGCGCCCCATATTCGACTACATGAAAGTAATGCGCTTTCAGGCTGATTTGGCGATACGCAAGATTATAGACTTCTCGCTCGACGATAAACCCGAAGCCGATATGCCGATACCCGAATGGGCGAAGTGAAGTCAGTTACTTATATCCTCTCCGTTACAGAGGAGCTTGACTTCAAAGACCTCTTCCTCGTCTTCGTCTTTATATTCCTCGGTCTCAACAGCCTTGTCGTATGCTTCTCGGGCATCGTAGTTGTTGTCAAACGTTTCCTTTAGCTTGTCTCCGACAAACAACTCATATTTGTCGCAGCCTTCCTCCCACCATGCCACGCGTGCAAGAGTCTGACCGTCTTCGCCGATGACATCGTATGCCGATGTCTCGCCCGACCATTGCAAATTTACCATGTCTGTGTCGTAGTCGCATTCTTCTGTAATAAAGGAGTCTTTGAGACTGACATTGCTAAAGCTCTCGCGGATATAAGCCTCGGCTATTTTTTTGGTTTTAAAGAGTTTTGTTTCCATAAAAAGTAAAAAAGTGTGACAAAGTTAATAAATAAATTTGATTAGACCGCCAGCGGGTTCATCTCGCGACACCAACGGTCGAGGACGGAACGTGTGACGCACCGGCCTTTTGGGGTGCCAAACTTCTCCGGGGCGTGTTCGTACAGCCTTTGCAGCTCGGCGAGCATTTCATTGCGGGTTTTCCCCATCGCCCGCCACTCGCGCACCATCTTATATGCCGCTGACTGCTCGCGCCACCGTATCGCCGCTTCCTGCTTGGCAATACACGACGCTTCGTTTGCCGCCGACAAATCCCAATACGGCTTGCCGTGCTCGTCGATGCCGTCGGCCGGTCTGCCGAGGCGGTCACACTCGCGGCCTGTGTTGCTTATCCATCTTTCACCCTTTGCCTGACGCTTTTTGCGCACGTCTAAGCCCATGTTTGTGCGCTGCCGTATGTTGTTAACCTCAATCTCCGCCGCAAGCGAGAGGGCGAACAAAAGAGCCTTTCCGCCTATGCTTTCGTTCTCTATCGTGCTACCATCTTTGCATTGGATTATAGTTACACCCTTTTCCGCACATTCAGTAACAATCGCAAATAAATCTGACATTGTTCTGGATATTCGAGAAAGTTCAGACACGAACATTACATCACCTTGCTTGCATCTGTCGATGAGAGACGATAATTTCCTATCTGTATGCTTTATTGTCCCGCTAACTTTCTCTACGACTTGGGCAGATACGCTTTGAGGTTCGATTCCAACTTTTTTGAAGTATTCATAAATGCAGTGATGTTGTTGGTCAAAAGATTGCTGCTCAGAACTTACTCTGAGATATATATATCGCTTCATATTACTTAAGTCTTAGTGATAATATTTTATCAATTTTATTTAGCTGTGAGTAAGATATTTCGATGAGGGTAATGCCATTCGATTTACACCATTGTGCAACCTCTTTGTCTCGTTCTTTTTGTTCTCTGAAGCCATCCTCGGATTGGTGAAAATATGGAACATACCTATAGTGTTGGTCTCCATTAACCTCAATGGCATATCTTTTATCCCCGACGTAAACCATGAAATCTATTCTTATTCGGGAACGCCCAAATAGGTTGCTCAACCTGACTTTATATTGTTGTTCAAAGCTATAATTGTTTGCTCTGAGGTATGTTGCGACGGCAGATTCTCCAACTGATGAATAACACGCCGGGCATTTCCCTCCGTGTAATAGGTGGTCGGGAGTACTCTTAAAAGCACCGTGATGTTTGCAGTAGAACGTACACTCTGTCGTAATATTTATATATGTGCCCTTATCAATAGTAATATTGTCCCCAAAAAGAGCGCATAATCTTTGTGACACTCTTTCAACGGGGATTACTTTTTTCTTACTCTTGCCATCAATGGCGCATTTGGGGCATCCGTATGGAGATTTTAGATGGTGCTGCGGGGTGATAGAGAATGTTCCATGCGTGGGACATCTCAATACCACTGGAGTGTGATTGTTTACATATTCGCTGCAATAGTCAAATTTTTCTCCAAATTTGCTTTTTGAGCGCACAATAAATTGGTGTTTGGTGTGTCTAATGCTATTTGCGCAATACGGGCAGCCCCTGCCGCTCAAATGTAAATATGCGAGAGTAGAGAACGTATGCCCTTTGGAGCAAGATATTGTTATCGTGTCATTTGCGTTGTTTATCTTAACGATTCCGCTATAATTGTAAATTCCCTTGTGTTTCTCATTGAATAAAGAAATCCATTCCTCTGTATTTCTTCGCCCTCTTTTGTCCCACATATTTTTATAGCCACATTTAGGGCATCCCTTACCTTTGTAATGGTCGATTGGTTTTTGCCAAAATTCTCCATGCACGGGGCAAATTATACAAATCGGCACGGAGGTATTGATATACTCCATCTTAGAATAATCATATTTATTTCCGTGCTTCTGGTGGAATCGGAGAAGCGCCTCTTCCTTGCTTATTGTCCTTGCCATAATCTTTTTATCTGCTAAGTTATTTAACATTTGCGCCACTCTTCATTGCTGAGAATAACCAGGGGGCAAATCCCATCCCGATAACAAACAACGGAGCAAAAAGATACATTGCGACAACTAAAAGTATAGCGATTGCGCATAGTGCAAGGAACAATAGTATAAAAGCGGGGATGTCCTTTTTTGTAAACATAATTCTGTAATTTTTGCTAAGTTAATGAAATATTCTGAAATTCGTTGAGGTTTACCAAACAGACCAATAGCATTCTGTCGTACCTGGCTCGGCCTCTTCCATCTCCAAATCGGCTTCAAATAGCTCGCGGTCGCCTCCATATAGAGCAACGGCGCATTCCTCGCTGCAAGCGTATTCGTCACCGAGGAAATAACCCTCGTGAAAATGCTTACCGCAGTGCGAGCAGACGCGGCAATCGCTATCGGTGGTGCATTCCACCGTCTGCGGAGTTTCGGGCGATTGTGGAGGCTGTATTGCGATAACGTCAATACATTTGTCGGAGTCGGCATCGAGATAGATTCGCCACTCTCCTTCGTCGCTCAAATCTTCGGCAACACAACCGTCTTTCAGATAAACCACTTCTCCGGCGTCGTACTCAATGCCGTGTTCACTTTCGAGCAAGGCAATTATTTCTGCCCGGGTTGTGTATGGCTTGTATTTAGCCGCTTGTGGCTCGTTCTCCGATACATTAACCGCCTCGGCGGTTTCCGTTGAAATTTGGGGCGTTTCTGTGGGTGTGGCGGCGAATGTCGGCGGCTCGTTGTGTCCCTCCTGCATCTTAAACCCTTTTAGCGCGTTCCCTTTGCGCTTATAGGTCTTGCGGTCGTAGGGATGTCCTGCCCTCTCGCCCACAAACAAAAGGAAATATCCGCCCTCCATGTCGATGACGTGGGCGCACGAATAACGGTCTTTTGTGGCGTTTTCAAAAATCACCTTGCCGTTACCGTTGGCGCAGATGTCCCACGCTATCACTTTGCCCTCCGCGTTGCGGTGTGCTTCGACTGCTGCGATAAATTCGCGTTCCTTTGCTGTGATGTTCTTGGTTGCTTCCATATTCGTATGATTTTATTTGTTGTTGATTGTTCCCGGTGAAAGTCGCGGGCTTTCTGAGGTCGTCAGCCTGAGCCGGGGGTTTAGTGTTAAGCTGCCACAATAGGGCGCACAATTTCGAGAAGTTTGTCAGTCTGCACAATGTTGAGGCGCACGGCTGAAAATTGTTCCCTCATGCCGTCAGGGAGAATTGTGTCGATTATGAAGTTGACGAGGGCGCGCCGAGCGTCTCCCTTGATGCCGAGCCAGTCGGTCGTATAGTTGCCTTCGGCGTCTGTCAGCCCGTCTCGCTCAAGTATCGGGAGCGTTGCGGCGACGTATCTGTCCCAGTCTTCGTCCGAGAGTAGGAAATCGAACTTTTCGTCGGTGACGCGGTCGCCCTGTTTGATGTTCACGCCGCGCATATTGCAACCCTCGGCGGCGTAGTATTCGCCAGCGTTCAACGCTTCGTTGTGGCACTGTTCGCACTGTTCCGTCTGCATATCATACCCGAGTTTTGCGAGGTCGTAAGCCTTGAAGAGGTCGGCGAGGTGCTGAATGTTTGCTTTTACATTTTCCGAAAATTCGGCGGTAATTTCCTTTGTTTCCATGTCGATATTTATTTAGTTTGTTTGTTCCCGGCGGCGGTGTCGCTCCGCTGTGGTTTTCCCTCGCCGGGATGGGTGGTTAAAGTGATATGGGGATGTTTCGGCAAATCTCCTCGCCTCTGTCGTTTAGTTTGATTTCGCATATATTCCCAATCTTTCCGGCAATTTGAGCGCGGCGGTAAGCATTATATGCTTCTTGGCGGTCGGTGAATATCTCTGTTTTTGCATCTTTGAAAAAGATGTCGTTTGCGTCTGAGGTTGAAAGTTTGTATATTATTTTCATCGCTTTTCGTTTTAGGGGTTGTTATTTGATTGAACTTCCGTCTTTGAGTGCCGGGCCGAGCCAGCAGAGCACACAAATGATTGCTATAATAAACATGGTTGTATCTTTTTATCGGTTAGTAAATTCGGGGACTATTCCCAAGGTTGCGAGAAACGCCGTTATGCTTTCGAGTGCTGTGTTCTGCGCTTCCGCTTCTGTGTCTGCCAACATGCCGACGCTTGGTGTTGATACGTCGTATTTGCCAAGCTCTGCGCGATATATCACGGTTGCCAGAGTTGTGGCGTTTGTGGTGTAGGTGGTTTTGTTGCTTACTGTCTTGATGCGTACTTTGTAGATTGCCATGTTTTCTTGTTTTAGGGTTAGACTTGTTTTGCGTAGGCACGATTTAATAGCCGTATTAGGGTGCGATAAGTGCGGTTGCCCTTTATCTCTCCAATGCTTTCGGGGTGGCGTAGTGTAACCTTCCATTTGTGTGTCACGTCGCTATTCATATCCATTTCGGGATATTGTTCCTTATCGCCCATAAAGGTTATTAGCTTGACTGTGGCGAACGTTGAGTCAAATAACATTTGGGTTTGTTTGTCGGTCGCCTTGAGGTAAAATGTACTTTCCATTGTTTTCTGTCGTTGTGCCGTGGGGCGGGTTAAACATTCACTTTGACAACTTCGGTTATATCGTCAAATTCTCCTTGATTGAGCCACCATATTACGGCGGCATCGTCGGCGGCTTCTTTGGTCGGGAATAGTTCCGTTATGTGACCTTTGCGGCCATCTGCGAAGATTATATTTACTTGATACATGGTTATTCGTTTTTGCTTGTTTATTTCGTTTCTGTCGTCGTTTCTCCCGCCGGAGGTACATTTTACCGTCCGGCGGTGTGAGGCGCGAATTTGGGACTTTATTAGGCTTTTGCGCCAAAATAGTTGCTTGAAATTGCCGGGGCGATATTTCGGTATTGTCTGAAATATATATCCGTGTGTCGGAACGTCAGATTTTTAGAGATTAACGCCTTTTGGTTTTCGGGGTCGTCGGTCAGGTGCATTATTACGGCGTGATTCTTTTTGCCTGCTAATGCAAGTCCGGTGGTTACTCCCTCGGCGTATCTTTCGGCGGTTTCTTTATCGTCAAACCACAGCCCGGCGCATACGCTTTTCACTTCCTTTGCGCTGATAACTACCAGCGTGTAATTTAGCCTTTCCATATCTGTTTGTGTTTAGTTATTAGCTCCCGGCGTGTGAATCGAACACACGTTAACACCATGCCGGGAAATAGGGGTTAAATAAAGCGGTCTAATTCTGTCTCCAATTCGTCCCGGTCAACCTCGGGGAATGCGTTCAGGACTTCACGCAACGCGCCGCAATAGTTATTCGCGTGTTCCTCGGTCTCCATAAGGAGCAGCACAATTAACGCGGGGTCGCTTGCGGGGTGTGCTCCATGTTTGCGGCGGCTGTCTGCCATTGCCTGTAATTCTTTTCTTGTCATAGTCTTTTGTATTTAATAGTTTCTTTGCTCCCGGCGGCCAATTCGATTGCAGCTACATTAATAGCGCCGCCGGGTGTGGGTGTTACTTCTGATTCTTTGCCGTGTAATAGTCGCTCCAGCTTTCAAAGGCGATATAACCGCCGCAAACTTTCATTGTGATAGATGCCCACGGGGCGCGGCGGTATGCTGTGGCACGGCTCGCACACTCAATAAATTGTGTTCTCATTGTTTTCTGCTTTTAATTGTTATGCGTTGACAAATTCCACGGCATCCGCAAAGGTGGCTATATTACCGCCGGAGGCATACGCCCCGAAACGCGCGGAATATTTGCCGGGGTTGCAAAAGTCGCTACCGATTCCGGCAATCTCTTTGCCGTTGATTGTGAAGTTACAGCCCCAGGGGAGCGAATTTGTGTTTACTTTGATTGTCTGCATGGTTGTTGATGGTTAAGGGTTATTTGATTCGTTTAAAATTGAAATGTCTATTATACCAGCGTGCCGACGGTTCACGGTTGTATCGTTCTAAATAATTGGTGTGGAGATCATGCGCGTATGCGCTTGTAAGCTGATATTCCGCCATGTTGTCGGAGGCGTAACACGTCTTGACATGTCCGTTATCGTTGGTATTTTCTTTGTAGATTCTCATTGCTTTTTGCTTTTAGAGTGGTACGTTACAGGTTTCGGAAATATATATCATAAGGTAGCCTAACGCCTTAATGAAGTAGTTAAAGAGTACCACGGCGGCAACTATGCCGAGTATTGCCGCCGTGGCTTTTAGGGTCTGTTTCATTTTCTCAGATATTTAGCGGCGATTTTTATAACACGGTTTGCGGCTTGATACAGGGCGCGGGCTTGAACATCGCACCAGTTTTCACGGGCATTTGCGTATTCGCGCACATTGCCGTATTTGTTAGATACCCGTTTGAGTTCCGACGGGCCGCAAAGCCTTTCGGCGATGTCCTGATTATAGATTAACGCGCTGCCTCCAGAGCTGTAAGTTTTCCAATCGTCCGCGCCGTTAAGCATCATTTCACGGAGTTCTGCAACGCTTTCGGGTTGCTTGTCCCAGTTATCAAGGCTTTCGGCCAATTCTGTTGCATACTCTGTTACGCCTTTGTCCCACGCGCTTCTATCTTTGCGCGTGTTGAGTTCGGCGATTATTACGGCGGATATTGTCTCGTTTGCGTTCATGGTCGAGGGGGTTGTGGTGCTTGAAGTTTTCATAACTGAGAATGTTTTATTAACTTTATACTGTTTTATTAACTTTGCCCCGGTCCAGTCTGCGAAGATGAACGGCCGGGGCTTTCGTTCATCCTGTAAGTGTTGGTCATTCCTTACACTACAAAGATACGAATAATATTCGACTTGTCAATAGATATTGTGTTAAAAATCAATGCATTAAATATTCCATTTTCAAAATCGACCTCCACATTTAGCCTCTGTCAGACTTTGAGCTTTTAAGTACGACGGGACGCATAAAAATAATTTTATCGCAACAGAGACGCGGAAATGTGGCAAAGATTCGCTATATTTGCAGGCGTCAAGAGTAGCAAGGTAAACATAGAAAATATTTAACACTTCGTTAACAGTTTTAACGCTGGATTGAGGCGGATTTTAACAATTTGATTGAAAGATAAAGTGTTGAAAGTCAATAATTTAGCTATGCTTATTTAGAACCATTCTAAATAAAGCCAAAAACCGCCGAAATAGACTTTCAACGGAGTGACAAACGACCGTATTACACGGCGTTGCGCTTGATATTCAGAGAGATTAAACCCCGCAAAGGGGTGGCAGGGGTACACAACCAACCGAGCCGAAACGGGCGGGTGCGACCCTGAAAAATTTTTTTGCTGAAAATTCACCTCAAACCCCAAAATCAAAGATTTATATATTTTTAACACTCATGCACCACAATGCAGCGGACTGAACCTATAACTACATGGATAATATATTGATTATTATATATTTATCTTTTTACTGAACTTAATGAACCAAAAAATCAAAGAAAATTACGCGCGATAGTAAGATATTGACAAATCTTATAAGGCGAAGAAAAAAAGATAAGATAATATTTATATATACTACTACACGGCTGATTTTCGCTTAACTTGCTGAGAAGCAAGGGAAAGAGGGAATAAGGCAAGTACATGGGGAGGGGTAAAAGCGGAAGCAAGGAGGCGAAAATCGGGCTGTTTTGAACCTGTTTCGAGGCTGTTTCTTATATCAGCCAAACCTAAAGTCGGATTATAGGTTTATTTGGATAATCAGCAATGTTACATTAACTTTGCCTCATGAATCAAGATCCAAAAGAGCCGATATGAAGATAAGAACTCACTATACATCCTACTTTGTGCGTGTTGACCATACGACTGCCCGAAAACTCCAAGAAGCGGCACGTCTGTTAGGTCAGAAATGCGATATGCTACCGCGCAATGATGGGCTGCCGATTCTCGCTACTTATCCAATGTGGGGAATAGGCGGTTTGGATTTCGGGTATAGATTCAACACGACGGAGGGGGTGTTTGAGGCTTCCAAGGCGGAGTGTGTACCCGACACTCTTATTTCGCTCGTTAGTCTTGAAGATGGGTATTCAGACGGTTATTATGATGTCATAGAGCACAATCAAGTAAGCTATGAAACGATGGTTGCCGCAATGCAGGCAGACAGCTTGTCCCATAAGAGATATGAGTCGGCTTTAGAATTGTGCAGACAGGAAGTCGTGCGTTGGTATAGGGTGCGGGGAATTGAAAATATTGAGGTTATATTCCCGAAAGATATAGATACAAGTCAATATAGGCTTCCGACATATTGCGGGAAGTGTGATATCGCTGCTTATTTCCAAGATATCCATAGCTTCTATATATTCTGCATTTTAAAAGTCAACGAGTCATATATCTTTGTTGTTGCGGAGCCTATGCCGGACAGTAAGCAACTCCGGCAGTTTTATTCGCAAGGCGGTTGGCATAAATCTTTGTATGAATGTGTTGAATATATGCGAGGCTATCTATATGGCTTAACGAAGAGAGCCAGCAGCAATGGATTTCACTTCACGCCGCGCTTTTGGAATTGTTATGGTGCGGCAATTAAGTTTGAGGATATTTCAGACGGCAACCTCAAAAGAATTGCTTATACAGCCGTCGATTCTTATAAGATTGGAGATAGAGTTACTGTCAATTCTCACAAATGGTATGACGAATTGAAAGACCAATTCGGAATAGTGGAATATCCTGACAAGGATGGCGATTTCTCGCAGTTAATGTCGGAATATTGTGGTTGTACAATGACAATCACGGAACGAATGTGCGAAAATCAATATAAACTGAACAACATGGAGTTTTGGTTTCCCGATTGGTGCTTCACCAAAGCATCTAAAGAGGACTTTACTCCCCGATATACACCACGAAACGCAAAGAGCGCAAAAACCTATCTCATGCGCGATAGCAATACTGGCTATACCAAGATAGGAATGTCAGTCAATCCTCGCCAAAGGGAGCGCACATTACAGTCAGAGAAGCCTACAATCACGCTTTTCCGCGTTTGCGACACGCTTGTGGAAAAAGAATTACACAGCAGATATGCCGTCAAACGAGTGCGCGGTGAATGGTTTGATTTGACTGAAGCCGACATTGAGCAGATATGCGAGGAATATGAGTTCAAGGAGAAATAGCCCACCACAAAAACAAGAGATATGCTGATACAACATCAAGTTTGGAACGATAAAGTGCGCTATCTGATAGCCGACGAATACGGCTCTGTTATGCTGGAGCTGTACGACGAGCCTCAGCAATGGGGCGAGCATTACGGCACGGCTTGGATATGGGGTTTGTATGTATGCCCTTGCAACCGTCGCAAAGGACACGCAAGGAGGTTGCTGGAAGAAGCCGAGTTTTACGCCGCCAAAGCCAGGCATAAGGACGTGTTTCTGCAATGGGAGGAAAGGAATACTCCGTCTGAGATACTTGACTTCTACAAGCGTCAAGGCTACTGCGAGGTTGAGGCAGACGATGAACGCACGGAAATTATGTTACGGAAAGAATTGAAAGGAGAATAGATATGGAAAGACAGATAAAATTTCGCGCAAAGCATATTACCAATGGCGCGTGGCTTTATGGAGATTTGCTTCAATCCAACGAGGGAAGTGTATATATAGGCGTACATGGTCAGTATATTGACGATGGGATGCACTTCAACGATATGTATGACGAAACGTGCTATGTCGATGAAGATACGATAGGTCAGTTCACGGGACTGTATGATAAGAACGGCAAGGAGATTTACGAGGGCGACATCATCACCGTAAAAGGGCGTTATCCTCGTGTTGTGCTTTGGGATAAGATGATGTGGGCTTTGATGCCTACGGAGTATTACCACGATGAAGTGTTTTGGGTGATGAATTTACAGCATCCGGGAGTAGATTGGTGGGAAGAATTTGCAGATGAGTTTGAAATCATCGGCAACATCCACGACAACCCCTCCCTAATAAGCAATAACAAATGAAAACGAACATAGCAACTACAAGCGAGCAAAGCGATAGGCTTCTCCGCTGCGGAGTGTCGGCTGACACGGCGGATATGATGTTTACTCCGCATAACACACTTTCGGTGGAGCCTTATAAGGAGGCATTGAAAGATAGAGGTTATATTCCTGCGTGGAGCCTCAGCGCGTTAATGACAAAGGTATTACCGAGGAACATACGCTACAAAGGGCATACTTCTCTGTTAGAAATAACGTCCTCAAACTGGCAGTCAGACGAACAGATTTGGGAAGTCGCATACGACATTGACCTTGGTGTTGAAGCGTCAGATCCGATTGAGGCGTGTGTGCTTATGGTAGAGAAATTAGTCGCTAAAGGATATAAACTGAACGACTGCCCGTGCCGGGAGAAAGGAGAAGTAAATGAATAGCTTAGATAATGTAAAAGTTGGCGATAAGCTGTTGGTGCTATTCCCGCATGATGTCAAAGGGATAGAAACCGTAGACCGCATAACAACTACGCTTGTCATTACCAAGCATCATAGATTTATCAAGAAATCGGGTAAGGCGCAAGGGAGCGATAGTTGGTCTTATACCTATGCGAAACTCGCGACACCCGAGGACGCAGAGAAGATAAGCCGAGAGGTTAAGCGCAAGAACCTTATCCGCAAGTGTGAAAATATAAATTTCAACACTCTCTCCGACTTTCAGTTAGAGAAGATACTTGAAATCGCAAACAACCACGTTAAACTTGACTGAGGATGAAAAGAGATAATAGAATCTGCTTTCGGCACAAGAGGAAGAGCCGGACACTTCGCTTATCCCATTGTCGGGTATTTCTCAGAAGAGGAAATCAAATATATCGAAAAAATAGACCTCCCGGTATATCATGAAGCGATGAAAGCTGACGGTTTCCTTTATGGAACGCTCGACGACTTTATGTTCTATGCAATTCCATACAGCAGGGATGACAAACGCCCCGGTTGTGTTTCCGCCATCTTTGTGGAAAATGCGAAAAGCTCAAATGACATCAGAAAAGCCATAATGAATGATGCCGAACTTCGGTGGCGGTTTGGTAAAAGACTTCCTAAAGAAAACGATATATAAGTATGACGAGAGAGGAAGCGATAGATAGGTTATCCGTTGCGTTTGGCGAGTACAGAGACGCTATAAGGCGGCAAGCTGAGGCGATAGGACAGATGGCTGACGATATGGATAAGCTCAACGAAGTTTATAGGAAAGTCAAGGCTCTTGCCAAATCCCTCCCTCGCCAAGACCGCAAATCCTACGTCTCGCCCTACGCGAAGTTTGACAAAATAAGGGGGAAAAGAAAATGACAAGTGAAGAAGCCACTAAGCTCGCCAAAAAGATAAAAAGATGCCTTGCGTCAATCCCGAAAGACGTTAAGGTTGTCATTGGCTCAAACCAAATCTGCGTGATTGATTTAGACGCATATCACGAATACGAAACTGAACCCGAGCACGCTCCGATGTTGGCGTATGAGTGCGGCAATATGGAGAATGTGCTGGGGTATGAAGAATGGACTTAAAACCTTGAAGAAATTATGAAACAAAAAATTCTAAAAAGAGAAATGCTCCGCGCATGGGAGCAACATCACCCAAATCTGCCTATGCTAAAAGAGTTTGAGGAAGGATTCATTGCCGGAGGCGCATCGGCTGATGATTTGAATTGGTACGATGCGAAGGTTATGCGCCCCAACCACATGCAGATTTGCTACTGCTATGACAAGTTCATGGGTGGTGGTAGAGTCTATGTGTATGATGATATATCGAAGTATTGGTGTACGGCAAACACAACCGACCATGACCCAAACGGAGATAACCATGTGTGCGACTACGGAGACTTCCGTGTTACGCATTGGAGGCCGAACCGCGAGGATAAACCGATAAGCGAGTAACAATGAAAAAGAAACACCGCAGAGCCGTGTGCAAAATCCTTACATGGTTTATAAAGCCATTTTGGTGGCTGTTTATGATAGCAGCTTTCCCATTCGTTTGCACGTGGATGCTTCTCCAAGATTGGGAACATCAGTTAGATAATAAATTCAGAGTATATGACTATGACCCCGACTAAGCAGACCCCGAGCGAGTGCAAGCATCATAGCGTAAAGCAATGTGCCGAATACAAAGTCTATGGATGCAGATTAAAAATAGATGGCTTTTGCCCCGACTATCAACCAAAAGAGAAGAAAGACAATGGAAGATGATAATTTCAAGTGTACGCACTATTGCGAGGGCGAATGTACCTTGTACCATCTGTGTATCTGCGAAATGGCGGCATTTGGAGATGCTTGTCCCGATTATGAACCATCAAAAGACGAATAACTATGAACGAGGATTTTGTAAGCTATGAATTGGCCGTCGCTCTCAAAGCTGCCGGATTCGATGAGCCGTGCGAGGCATTCTATCTTCCACCCATGAAGAACCGCCCGGAGCCATTTTTCAGCGGAAGGGTAAAGCGTTCCATTAAGAATGAAACCCACGCTTTCCACCTTTCTGCACCGAGTCTCTATCACGCTCAGAAGTGGCTGCGGGAGAAAAAGGGTATCCTGCTTTGGGTCTATCCTGACCGCCAACTAACAGACGAGGAATACTCGGAAATTGAGTTGGCAGGAGAATGGTGGTGGGACACAGAAGGTGTCATAAGAGAATGTTCGAGAGATACATACCCCTCGTATGAGGCCGCCCTATCCGCCGGACTTTCTGCCGCCCTGGAACTGATAAAGAAAGGAGAGTAAAATGAAAAAGACAATAGAAGAATTAGCAAAGCAATACGCCGAAGATATGTGTCCAATAGGAGATTATTGCGGAGGCGTGTATGACGAACAACGCCATAGCGATTTACCGATTTATGCTGACGATGCAAAGTCTGTATTGTCGTGGCTGTTTGGCAAGCCTCTCGCCTCCCGTCTGACCGCCGAGGAGAAAGAGAGGGTGAGGGAAGCCTATAAAGCCATGTCGGACTACGGCAAGAACAAAGGTTTTGCGTGCGCTTCATGCGCCAACTATGCCGCAAGAGTATGGATGGAGCGCATCTTCGGCAAAGACTTTTTCAAGGAGGAGGAATGATATGGCAGTAAATAAGTTGTATATAAACATTACCAATCATTGTGATGTGTGCTGCCCGTTTTGCTGCATGAACTCTGACGGCAAAAAGCAATCTTTCATGCGCTTTGATACGGTTTATAAGATACTCAAAGAGATTGACGTTCCGAGCATTGTGCAATTAGAGGGAGGTGAGCCGACTACACACCCACAACTTTACTTGTTTTTGGAATATATTTCAACGCTTGGCAATGTGCAAGAAATCGTAATTGACACTAACGCTTTGACACTTGACAAGCATATTGACAAGATTGTGGATATTGCAGTCCGCAACAAAAAACCGATAACGGTAAAGCCATCTTATAATGCCTATTTGAGGACGGCATTTAGCCGTGGAAATTTTGCCGACTATATTACAAACATTATTTCTGCCTGTGAGTTTATCCCGTATGTAAGGTTTGCTGTAAATGTAAGAGGATATAGCGACAAGGAACTTGGGACGCTTAAAGATGAACTGCCGAAAAAGATACAGGGCATTTCAAATTCCCACTTGTTCAACTCTTACGGTAGGGCGGAAAATGACAAAACACTTCCCGACTTGCAGATAAATGAGGTGTATGACAACTGGAGCTGCTATGCTTCGGACGGCGAATGTTTCAGGCGCGACTTGAAAGAGAGAGCAAAATACGAATCTAAATTGTAAATGAAATGAACACATTGAAATTTCAAAACATACGCGAGAAAAGGCAAGAGTGCTTTAATGTTGATGAATATACGTTTAACGACTTTGATTTTGACGGGAAAAAGCGCAGGGTGTATTCAAACGTGAATTTAAGCATATTCACTGACGATTATTGCAACGCTAATTGTAAGTTCTGCGTTGCCCAGCTTCGGTTTGAGAACAAGGGACAGATGTATAAGAAAGGCAGGATAACGTCTGACGATGAGTATTTCGCCCGGCTTGACGCTGTGCTTAACAGGTTGCGGCCTCTTAATCCATCAATATCAATCACAGGCGGAGAACCGACAAAATCACATAGGCTTGTGCCAATCCTGCGCCTTATCGAAAAATATGGATACAGGAAAAGGACATTGACCACAAATGGCTCGGGATTGTTTGATGTCGTGGAGGGAAAGCCGATACTGCAACATATCACGGAAAACCACTTTCAGCACCTCAATATCAGCAAGGCGCATTTTGACGAGGGCACAAACAGCCGCATTATGCAGTATGAGAACGGCTATTGCAGCAATGAGGATATTGCCCGTATCGCAATGTTTGCAAAAGCCAACAACCTGCGCCCAAGAATGAGTTGCTTGCTGCTTAAAGAGGGCATAAACGATATGGACGGGATTATACGCTATCTTGACTATTATCAGAGCCTCGGCATTGATAATGTAATATTCCGTGAGACAATGGACTATGACGAACAGGCGATGAGTAACCATGAGAAAATGGCATATCTCAAAGAGAATAAAGTCCGTCTTAATGATATATGGAAACATATTGATAAAGACGATAGGTTTACTCCCGTGAAACAACTGCTTGGATATTACTATTATGTAGAGGTATATAAATACCAAAACGTGGACATGGTAAGCGAGAGCGCAAACCTTGTAAAGTTGTATGAGCAAAAGCAAATTGCCGAAGATGTGGTGTTGGAAATGATTTTCCATCCAAACGGCAATCTTAACGGAAGTTGGGTGGATAACGAGGACGTGTTACTTAAATACGAATGATATGGCAATGGTAAATGAATCGACGTACACTTATCTGCTGTCGTGGCTCTGCCCCGCGATGGAGGCGGAGTATAAGCGGCTCTATTCAAAGGGCAAGGACGGAGGGAAGCTGAGAGGTCTCGGCAAGTATGACAAGAACGTGTATCAAGGGCGTGTAGACCGACTGAGGGCGATAGTCCGCAACCTGATATGTGAGGACAAGATGAAACGGTTTCTCTCGGACGGCTCTAAGAGCGCGATATATGCGTTTAACGGCGTGTGTTTCGTGCGAGTGGAAGACAGAGAGATATTCTTAAAGGAATTGCTCAAACGGGCGTTCATTGAGCTTGATTTGGGCGAGAAATACAATGACGAGTACCCTGCAAAAGCTATCGCGATGAGTTGCCTTGACACGATTTCAAGCAGCGACAAGTACCTCTACCGCCCGAATCGGCGTTATGTGGCTTTCAGAAACCTTGTGTATGACGTGGAGAAGCGAAAAGCGGTCAAGCCGAGCGTGGAACAATGCCCGGCTATCGTGCTTGACCTCGAATATAAGGATAAAGACGAACTTTATCGCGAGTGTGCGGAGAAATACGGCACTTTCGGCAATCCCTGCAAGCTGTGGGAGGAGAAGATTGCCGAGATTATCCCTAATAAGGACGCTCGGAGCGTGTTTCAGCAGTGGTGCGGCTCGCTTATCAGCGACCGTCAGGCGTTCAAGATGGAATATTGTCTTTTTCTCTTGGGACCCGGCAGTAACGGCAAGTCCGTCGTATCGAATGTTATAGCCTCGGTGTTCGGCAAGGAGTATTTCTCGTGTTTTTCGTTCCGTCAGCTATTCAAGGACAGCGACCGCAATGTGAATATCGCGGCTCTCGCCAACAAAGTTGCCAACTTCATAGACGATATGGACGGCAAGGAGTTGTCGGGAGGCGACTTCAAGCGGTTTGCGAGCGGAGGCGAGTTCCAGGGGCGTGTGCCATACGACAAGAAGCCCGTAAAGGTTATCGCTCCGCCGTTGCTGTGCTGTGCCAACACCATGCCCGAAACTGACGATGACAGCTACGGAGGTCAGCGCAGACGACTTGTGGTGCATACGACCACTCGGGCGTTCACGGGCGAAGACAGAGATACGAGCCTTACCTACAAACTGACGCGCCCCGACGCCCTTATGTATATCTTCCATTGGATAGTTGAGGGCTACCGCATCTTCGCCAAGAATAAGGGGGATATTGTCATGGGCGAGGACATGAAGAAGTCGCAGGAGATAATCATGGCAGGGAGTAACAATATGCGCCGCTGGTGGGCTGAGAATGAGTATGAGGCGGTCAAGGAGTACGACAAAGATTGCTGGCGCAGTCTTGCGGACTTATACGACGAATACAAGGCATTTGCCGAAGCCGAGGGGAGCAAACAGCACGCCCGACCCGAATTGTCGGCTATGCTTGCTCAGAAAGGGTGCTTCAAGCAGAGATTGCAGGTTGGCTATGGCTTTTGTCTGCGAAAATCTATAAAACAAGATTAGATTTTATGTCGTAATATTTTGTGGTATCGGATATTTGTATTAACTTTGCCGCATCGGAAACAATAGCGAGAGGTTCGGTTACTTCATTTTTGGCTTGAAACTCACACCGACCTCATTTTCTTTGGTTCCCTTGTAAGATATTATCCGTAGCGATTGGCAGGGTTACTTCTTTGATAAAGACGGAGTCCTCGGTTCGAGTCCGAGTCCGCTCAATCTTCGGGTTGACGGATAGCTCAGTTGGTAGAGCACGAAAAACACCTTGCCTCATTTTCTCGGAAATCCTAAGAGGGTTAGCCAGTGCGGTTGACCCTCTTTTGTTTTTAATACATACAGATATGGCACATTTTAACGAAAAGAAACAGACTGGCACGACCAACCTTGCGGGCGGCGTTGCCTACAAGGAGTCGAAAGAGTTGCAGTTGGTGTCGCTTCTGCTTACCTCATTCGGCGATGACAAGTATTATCAGAAAGCGACCGACATATTCGACACGCTCGACGGCCTCATATCGGCTTGCGACAAGCTGTTCTGCGCAAAAGCGATAGTGTTCGCCCGAAAGCAGTTCGGTATGCGCACAATCACGCATTACGCCGCTTCGATACTTGCCAAACATATCGGCGGCGAGGCGTGGGCGAAAGACTTTTACAACGCTGTTGTCAACCGCCCCGACGATATGACGGAGATTGTCGCGTGCCACCTCAACCGCAAGCAGAAAATCACCAATGCTATGCGCAAGGGCTTCGGTGAGGCTTTCGGACGCTTCGACGGCTACGCCCTCGCAAAATACAAGGGTGAGGGCAATGTGGTTAAACTTGTCGATGTAGCCAACATCTGCCACCCGAAAGAAACGGAGAAGAACGCAGGAGCGATTACACGGCTTATCAATGGCGAACTGAAATCGTTTGACACATGGGAAAGCGAGTTGTCGGCTGTCGGCTCTGACGCAAACGCCAAGAAAGAGGTATGGCGCAGACTGCTTGCTGAAAACAAACTCGGCTACTTCGCACTGCTCCGTAACCTCCGCAACATTATCAACCTCGGCGATGTGGAGTTGAAGAAATCGGCATTGTCGGCATTGCTCAACGAGAACGCTATCCGCAAGTCGCTTGTGCTTCCGTTCCGCTTCTCCACGGCATATAAGGAGCTGTCAGTTATTGACACGGACGCAATGCGCTACATAAGCCGTGCTTGCGAACTCGCTTGCTCCAATGTTCCGAAACTCTCGGGCAAGACACTTGTAGCTCTCGACGTATCGGGGTCGATGCAGAATGTCGCCGACATTGCGGCTCTGTTCTCTGCCGTGCTTGTCAAGTCAAACGACTGCGATATAATCACCTTTGCCGAGAGAGCGCAGTATAAGCACGTTAATCCCGATGACAGCCTTATGACTATCAAGGACAATCTGCGTTTCGCAGGAGGCGGCACAAACTTCATAGATATTTTCAATGTCGCCGACAAGAAGTATGACCGCATTATCCTCTTGTCTGATATGCAGGCGTGGAAGCCTCAGATGGGTTGGTGGGGATTGTCGCACGAATCGCCCTCGGCGGCATACAACGCTTACAAGCGAAGATACAACCCCGGCTGCAAGATGTATTCGCTTGACCTTGCCGGATATGGCACGTTGCAAGTTCCCGAAAAGGACGTTTACTGCCTTGCAGGGTTCAGCGAGAAAATCTTTGACCTTATGAAATTCTTTGAGGAAGATAAGGACGCACTTGTAAACGCTATCAAGGCGGTTGAACTGTAAGACATACTCGCCGATGTGCAGACACACTCGGTTTCGAGGCGCGGATTACCTCAACGTAGTTCGCGCCTTGTGTTTTATATGATAAAATCTAAAGCTGAATTATAGGAATACTTGCATAATCCACAATAATACACTATATTTGCAGATATGAAGTGTGCGAGGCTTCGGAAAAGGAATTTAACGGCTCAGACAAGTACCCCGGTTCTCGCACAGCCGGGCGGAAGTTTGAGCCTTTTATTTGAAATATGAGCAACGAAATCAAGTAGGGCGACAAGGTGAGGGTGTCAAGAGATATACCGCAGTTCTACCTCGAATACAACTCATATAGAATGTTTGAGATAGAACACCGAGTTGTGGATGTGAATATGGTGGATGGATTTGCTTTACTTGACTCAATTCCACCCAAGTTTACAACGATACTTCCGACCAAGTATCTCGTCAAAGTCGATGCGGAGGCGAAAGAGGCGAAGTATCACAAGGGCGACCGAGTAAAGTTCAAAAACATCTATGAACTCCAAAAGGTAAAGGATAAAAGTTTTCGATGGATGCTGGTGATGTTTGCAAGCAAAGAAGCAACCATAACAGCGGTCGAGGATAACGGCTTTTACAGAGTGGATATAGACCCAAGCATAGGCGGCATCAATGACGATATGATTGAGTGCAAGGTCGAGCCAACGGAGCAGACGGTGGCGGAGTACACCAAGACAAAAGGCGACACACTGACTTTCCCGATTGCGTTTGACCTCTCGGACAGCTATTGGGACGCATACGCCGCCGGCCTCGCCAAAGAGGTAGCCTTGAAAGTCGCAAACAAGTTTAACACACCCGAACAAGCCGCCGAGTATGCCGTTTCGGTTGCCAAAGCGGTTGTGGAGGGGCTGAAAAGGAAGTAAGTATGAGTGAGCCTCGGAGGATAGACAAAGTAGAATTGGCGCACCTCCTAAACCGCGATTGGGAGTTAGATGGGCGTGGCGAAGATGAAATCTATTTCAAGAGCAAGTTGCCCGATGGGAATATGGCACAGATGAAAATGTGCAATTTCCGAGATTGCGCCGACCTCACCAAACGCGAGTGTTCTATTGTCTGCCGACTCGGCAAGGAAGAATATGTCTTTATCCCTCGCGTTGAAGTCCTCGCAGGAATGGACTACAAAGACGGTGAAATTCACATTATGGCTACGGCTTTAACTCCAAATGAGTAAACACTATGACCGAGAGCAAGGAGCGCGAGGCGTACAGAAAGGCGTGTAGGCACTACGGTGTTGAGGGTAACTGCCATAAACAATCCCACGCAGAGCGTATCTATGGCTACTACTTTGCTGTCGATATTTCCTGCACTCCCGACTGCGGATGCGCGAGGATGAGAAGGTTTGATAAACGGAAGAAAGAAGAAAGGATATGACGCAAGAGGAACTGAATAGACTTGATACAGCGTACAAACTTGAGGGTGATATAAACACCCTAAGGATGGCCGCAAAAATCATATCAAATTCGCCCATGACAAGAGGAATGAGCGATAGCGAAAAACAACATATATCTTATTCCGCTCTTGGTTTAGTGTCAAAACGACTGCCCGATTTATTTGAGGACGAAGCGGTGAAATTATCGCGTAGATTGGCAGAACTTTAAGTATGGGCGACAAAGATACAGACAAGTTGTTCGGAAATCCCGAAATACTGATTGGTGAGCCGGGCGGTGAATTGAAGCCACTCGGCAAGGTTGTGGAGTGTAGTACAAGCCTTGAATCGGAGAAAGAAGCGGATTATGTCCATACTACGGATAGTTTCTCGTTTTCGTGTGAAATGCCGATTCTATCCAAGTGGTTTGAGGAAAATGCCAACCTTAAACCGATACGAGAGGCGCAGGATATGCTTACACGATTGCGCGACTATCACGCCTTATGGCACAAATACTACGGCTTCGGCATGAGAAATGAGCGCAGGAAGATTGAGCGCAATTTCAACACGCTCGCACAGCGTTTCGCGCTTCATTGCAAGATTTACAACATAACGATACAATCCAAAAAGACAAATGAGCATAAAGATTAAACAGCGTAAGCCATACCTCGTGAAAGAGGTTGGCGAGTGGAAGTTCACGTTCCACTACAAGGAGGGAAGCATTGAGCGTACTTTCCTTTCGATAACGAGTACGAGCGGCATTTTCAACTGCCGTGTCGGGGGCAATACTCACGCTTATGGCTATCTCCTTGCCGCCGCGAATCAAGACCGCTTAGACCAGTTGCAGGGCTACATTGTATCTCTATTTATTCCGGCAATGGCTATGACGCAAGACCAGGAACTTACAAGCGGAGTACAGAAAGCTATTGTGGAATGGCAGAAGCGCAAGGAAGCCGAGGGCGCGGAGAAAGCGAAAGCCGTTACCGATTCCGAAGAGATGGCTTCGCAGGCGTTTATGGAATCCGTAGTAGAACACTCGCAGATGAGCAAGAAAGAGGCAAAGGCGGCTTCGGATGCGGATAAGGAGCTTATGCGCGAGGTGCTGAATGAAAAAGACAATGGCGAGTGAGAACCGACCCATAATTGACAGAGGCGTAGCGCTAAGCACCATATCCCTTGTAGATTATTGTTACCGCAAGGGAGTTGAGGACGCGCACCGCATAGGCGACGAGGGCTTGGCGAGGGAATTTCTCGACAAGGTGTCGCAGACGGGTGTGTACGGTTTCCTGAACGAGGACGGCATTACGATGAACTGGAAAGAGTGGACGCTACGGCTTATGGCGCAGGCGCGGATGACGAGCTGGAACGGCGCAATGACGCGCTATTTCTCGCTTATCGGAAGTCGCCCCAATCAGAACTACCTCGGTGCGTTTATCCCCGTGTCGGAATCCTTTTACGCGAAAGGTGTGCGCGATTATGTGGATAACAGACAGCAGTTCGACTATGCGCTATTTCAGGAGAAAACGAGGGTATTTTTGACGGCGAAAGGCTTTCAGAACGTGAATAACCGTCGCTACATTGACGAAATACAGCTATGCTGTTTCGACCTGCAACGGCGCGACAATGCGGTGTGGGAGAGCAAAACGAAATACGATGCAAACAAGCTCGGAGCGATGAAATCACAGCATTACGAGTGGTATCGCAGGGCTATGGGACTCGCGTTAATGGCTAACAAGGATTGAGTATGGCAAAGAAGATTACAAAAGAACCGAACATCAAGCGGTACAAGGCTAAATGTCCTATCTGCGAGTGCGAATTTGAGTTTGACACTATGGATGCGAATTGGTATCTGAATGAGGTGCAAAATGATGGAGCGTGGGGAGGCTTGCGTAACACAATGACGCGAGTTGATTGCACTGTAAGATGCCCTACTTGCGATACCGTAATTGAGAATCAACAAACCGAGATACCATGCCCCGACCGATAAAGATACAACATCCTACGCCGAAGCCAAGCACTCGTGGAATGGCTATTATCCCCGTGGGGCTTTATTGTAACGCAAAGTTGCAGAAAGCGCAGATAGGCTCAGAGGTAATCTTTGAAATGGATTGGCGAAAAGACAAGCGAGTAATCACCAACATCTGCCGTTTCCGCATCAACTCGCCGGAGTTCACTTTTATGCTCCGCAGTATCTATGGCGAGAATATGACCATTGCCAAGCTGATGGAGCGTTGGGAGGCATGGGCTGTTGTGGAGGGGATTGGGAAAGATGGTATTGACCACGAAAGTTGTATTATTATTGAGGTAAGCGAAGAATGAACGATTATCCTATAATTGCATTTCCAAGTGGAATAAGGTCAGAGTATCAAGAGCTGTTACAGAACGACCCTGAATTTGCAAAGTTTGTCGCCGACGCGAAACGACAACAAGAGCTGATGCGACCGTTCTATGAAGCTGAAATGCGAGAGGAAGAAGAACGTGCCGAGCGCATGAAATATATTATGGAATATTTCAAAAACAGAGGCAAACAAAAAGAATGGTTGACTGAAATGAAAGGAGAATAATAAATGAGCGAGCAAAAGAAATTTAACATAGGCGACCGAGTGCGGTTTACTCGGGACTACGACATTGAGTGTGTTTGCGTAGATAAGGGCGATTGCGGAACGATTGAAAGGATTGATGCCAACAACGGCATACGGATAACTCTCGATAATCCGGAATATATAAGGATTTTCGATACGGACTATATTGAGCCGATAGCCCCTACTGACCCCAAGACCGCTTTTCTCTCGGAGCTGAAAGGGCTGCTGGAGAAGTATGGGGCTAAAATGTCAGCCGATGTGTGCGGCCCGGATTTGGATTGCGCAGAGATTGATATGCTGTTCTTGATTGGAGATGACGAGATACGTTTTGACGTGTCTATGTTTAATAGCTTTATCACTCCCGATAACATAATTGAGAGTGCGTGCTACGAAAAGGAATGAGTATGAGCAAGAAATATATAGGCATAGACGTGGGGCGGCTTGGATTTATAGCCGTTATAGACAATGGCGAGTATCGCTTTTGCTCGATTGAGGACAGCGATAATTTGTCGTTGAGCAAGTTCCTACTTGATGAAACTCTCGGACAGAGCATAGCGGTGGTTATAGAGGATGTTCACGCTATCTACGGTTCGTCTGCTGAGGGTACGTTTAACTTCGGCTGGATAAAAGGCTTCCTCACGGGTCTGCTTGTCGCTCACAAGATACCCTATACGCTCGTTCAGCCGAAAAAGTGGCAGGGCGAGATATGGACTAATGCCGATATGGTGGTGAGCCACAAGAAAGTGAAGTGTAAGAACGGCAAGGAAATCAACCGCAAGGAAACCGACACGAAAGCAACCTCAATCAATGCCGCCCAACGGCTGTTCCCCTCGGTGGACTTCCGCAGGAATGAGCGTTGTCGCAAGATAGACGACAACAAGGTTGATGCGTTGCTGATGGCTGAATATGCAAGGAGGAAGAATTTATGAACACGAGAATACCTTACTGCGGAGAATGTTGTTTTCTCCAAAATGAAGATGCTGAGGGCATCGGCTACTGCAAACTTCGGTGCGATACGATGCGTTGTGGCGACCAATGCGAGTTAGACCACAACAGAATCGGGCACGATGCGGCGATTTACGGACTTCACTATTTGCAGAAGTGGCGCAGAAGCAACTCCGACAAGCTGAAAATGCCGCCTCCCTACGTTGTGGGGAAGCTCATAGACGCAGCTATACGAAAACTCAGAATTTATTGTGTGTGATATGGCTATTCGAGTAAAAATTAATGGCAAGGAACGCCTGTATCGCGATGCTATTCTTGTGCCTAATATTAAGGTTATACGCGAAGGCTTAAATGACACAAGCGACGAAACCGCAGACGGCATCATATTCACTCGGCAAACATACCGTAGGCGTTTAGCAAAATTCCTACGCGATTTTTCTGAGGCAAGTGCGCATGATAGGCTCGATGAGTTTTGCAAAAGCGAGGTTGCGATTTTATCGTAAAAACAGATTCGGAAATTTTGGCTACATCATTCCCGGTAAAGACTTGTGAAGAACTTGAAATGACATTTGTGTGATATGGCAGACGAAAGATTGATACCAAACAGACCAAACTCCGATACCAGCAAAATCCCTGCATCAGACAAGGATATGATAGCCTATATTGTGGCGTTCAATATTCCTAACCAAAAGGCTTTCGCATTATGGCACCCCGAATTCTTAGACAGCTCGGGGAAGTTGAACAAGACGGGACGTGCGGCTTGTACGCAGTTTTTCAATTACTCTAAAAACCGTGAGTACGCGGATGCGTACAAGAGGACGCTTGCGGAGTTTTTGGAGAAGAAAGACGCAGAAATAGGTGACGAATTAGAGGAACTGACCGAGGAGCGAAAAGAAAAAGCCTCTAAACTGCTGATGCTGGAGGTTATAAAAATGATTGAGGCAGGTAAAATCAGCGATCCTGAGTTTGCAAAGCTCGTTACCGACCTCGCTATCAAAATGAAATTGACAAAAGATGAGGTTGAACGCATTATCCCGCCTATTCGTGTATTGGTTGAGAGGTGTAGCCGATGCCGCTACCGCATAGGCGTGGAGAGTATGGTGCTTAACGGTCAGGTGCTCGATATGTGCGCCTACTGCAAATGCCGCAAGATTGCCGAGGAACACGGCTACCGCTTCAATGACGGCAAAGACCTTTTGGAGATTCCGAAAGAGGTTATTGACGAACTGGAGAGCAAGAACAATGTCCGCATGGAGGATATTTTGAGCGGCAAGATTGAGAATTGATATGAAAGTGATATTCCTTGACTTTGACGGAGTAATTACAACCCGACAGTCGAAATACAAATTAGACCCAGAGAAGATGGCTCTTGTAGGGCGTATCTTAGACGCTACGGATGCAAAGATTGTAATATCGAGTTCGTGGCGCGGAGGTTCGCTTGAAGAAACCATTAAACACATAACCGACAAGGAGCACTTCTTGATTGACGGCAATCCATTCCCTTATCCCGAAGCTGTGATTGGGGTCACGGAGCGAATGTGTTCATTCTGTTATCCCAACAGCGATAGATTTTATGAATTGCCGAGGGGATGTGAGATTGAGCATTACCTGCATCAGCACAGCGAGATTGACAGTTATGTGATTATTGATGACGACCAGGATATGTTATTATGCCAAGCAGACAATTTTGTGCCCACCGCCGGATGGTTAGGCATAACTGAAAAAGATGTTGAGAAAGCAATCAAGATATTGAATAACTCTAATGATAAATAGATGGAACTACAAGGAAAATGTATTGTGGCGCTGCCGATTGAAAGCGGCACGTCAAAAAGCGGAAATGCGTGGCAGAAACGCAATTTCGTAATCGAAACCGCAGGGCAGTACCCGAAGAAAGTGTGTATGCAGCTTTTCGGCGACAAGGTGAACGAGTGTCCGAATGTCGGCGAGGAGGTGAAAGTGTCGTTTGACGCGGAAAGCCGCGAATGGAACGGCAAATGGTTTACCCAGCTCAACGCATGGAAAGTTGAGCGTCAAGGCGTTCAGGCTACACAGCAACCCGTTTATCAGCAGGCTCCAGCTACGCCTCCGGCACCACAAGCTGACGATCTGCCTTTCTGATATGTCGCAAAAATATCGTAAATTTGCGACATGAAAAAGTTATTCCGCTTCCATAGGGGTTCATTAGACGAGAGTCTTGCCACGACAACAGAAGTGTCGGGGTTTGCTGAGTTACTTGATAAAGTCTTGACAACTTACGGCGATAGCATCTGCAATGTCAAAATTCAGAAAAAGTGCATTCACGACCCACGTCTACCAAAGGAATGGAATGAGATATGTTTCTATGTGGTCGCTGATTTTGACGGCTATAAGGAGCAATGTATCGGGATGAGCAATTTCTATGAGTTCGGATATGAGCAAGATTGGGCTAAACTCGGTCTTGCGGTAAGAAAGATGCTTTCACAAATTAATCCATTCTAAACACTACAACAAACCGCCGAGGCTACAGCATACTACGGCGGTGTTACAACGAGGGCGCAGGGACTGACCTTGCGCCCTCTGCTTATCCACGGGAAATGCGGTCACACGCTGTGAACCATTTCCATATAAGCCCACACCTTGTTTTTACCCTTGAAGTCATCATCGGCAAAATAAAAATCGTAGGCTATTTTAAGGATGTTTTCGTCGTCAAAATCCTTGCCCCAGTCATGCTTGGCGGCATTGTAGGCGACAAATTTATCCCATTTGGTTGTGCCGGACGGGAATTGTTTGTTCTTGGTTGCCTCATCGATCTGTTCGACACTCCAATACGCGCCCCCGCACTTTTTGCCGTCACGTCCTATCGAATACATCTGCGACACATCATATTCGGCCCATTCCCGGTCATAATGGCACCCGTTCATTATCCCGGACTGCTCTCGCAAGAACTGCCAATAGCGCTCAGGATGGCTGTCCTTTATATCGTCAAGCAGCTCCGAAACGCTCTCGACGCTATCCCACATTTGTTTTTCTGCGAAAGAGCCGTTCTTCTTGGCCGCTTTCACCATCTCAAGATATTTCATAGTCAGCAATTATTGCAGCCGCCACGGAATCGCGGAATCGGCTTATACACGCCCATGCCTACGGTCACGCCCTGCGGAGTTCCCTCCACGATCTTGACCTCGGTTTCAGGCTTTATTTCTTTTTGTTTATCTTTTCCCATAACACATCATACCATTTGTTCAGAACCATAAGCAGGATTCCGAAGTAATTGGAAAGATAAGCCATGATAATAGAAAGCGATATGGCCTCGATAAACCCGGCACCCGAATACAGCAGAGCGGCGAGGGTGCCCCAAAAGCAGCAGCACACATGGCACTTCGCCACCTTGCCGATTACCTCGGCGATAGCCTCGCACAATCCCAAGTGCTGCATCAGAACCGCGCTTATCGCGGCACATATCGCTATCCACACCATAACCTGATAGTTTTACGCCACGGTGATTGTCAGCGGCGTTTCGCTCAGGAAGTTACGCCCGCAAGTTTGACAACCTACCGAAGCCACCGCGTTCACGCTTGCGCCTTGAACGAGCGACACGACGGGCGCAGTCCCGGTCTTTGAGATGGGAATTGTAAAGTCCTGCGAGAGAGGCTGCTGCTTGGTGCATCCGCATCCGCCGTTGCACTGAACGTAGGATATGATGCCTTCGACGTGGATAGTCGCCACATACTGCGTGGGAGCTACCTGCGCAACCGTCTTGACAGAGAAGCGCGGATTGAACACAGGAGTGTTGTCAACGCAGGTTTTGTAGCAAAGTCGCTGGCTCACCTGAACCTGTACGAAATACGGCGACGCTACCGAGCCGAGGGCGAGTACGGGAGCAATCACCGCAGGCTGGATTTTGTTACATGAGTTTGACATAATTGAAAAGTGTTTGCTTTGATTCCTATTACTCGTTAATTGTTGCCGTGCCGGAATCAGTTGGCTCGGCTATGACGGGCGGAATAAGCTCCGCGGTGTTATTCACTGCAAGGGCGTCGAGCTTTGCCGATAACGCCAAAAGAAGTTCCTGATTCGCCATTGCCATCTGCACGGCGCAGAAGCTACGGTTTTCAGCTCCGCATGTGGCGCAATTTCTGTCGCATTTATCTTTTGCCATAGGTTTATTTCATTAAGAATTTATCAACTTGTGATTTTATGAACGGGTTGCTTTCGAGGTTCTTCAGTGCGCCGGCGACCTTGTTCCCGGTCACTGCCACATTACGTTCTCTATATCTGCTGACGAAGTCAAAGAGTGCCCGCTGGGCCTCCATGGCTTCTTGTTCGCTTTCGGCGTATATCGGTACGGTTATAGTGTAGACGTTCATATCTGTTATGGGTTAGGTGGTGTGAGTGGTGGTAGGGTTGTTGCTACGGGCGCGGCATCCGGCATCGGAACGGGCGCGCCATTTCTGATAGCCTGAATGAAGTTGTAGGCCTGCACGAAGTCGCCCTGGTTCTCCTTGACGAACCCGAACAGACCTCCGGCGGTCTCCTTTATCTGCTGCATGAGAGTTGGTGGGGGAGGTGTGACATCCGGAATATTCATGTCTCCTGCGAGGAACTTGTAAAGCTTCTCCGCTTCCTCTACATTCCCTCTTGCAATTGCCATGCACTGCATCTTGAGGGCGAATTTGCTTGTCGGAACGATGTTTGCCATAGCCTCGTAGCTTATTTTCGGTTTGCGTCTGAATAGCATCGGTGTGGAATGAAAGGAAGAGGCTGTGCCGCGACATGGAGCCACGGCACGGCCTCATTCGGGTTTAGTCGCCGCAAGTGTTGCAACGGCAGGGCATCGCGGGCTGATAGAGAGCCACGGGCTGCGGGCATACCTGACCGCTGCGGCTACCGTTGTTGCCTACGATTGCGCTGAGTGCGAGAGCGTCGGCAGCGGCGTTTGCGCCTGCTCCGGAGAATGCGCCCGCGCCGGTGCGCACATCGACGTACTGAGTCATCGAGGGAGCATGAACGTTCTGCCATGTCTCGCGGCTCTGACGCTCGGCGATTGTGCTCTGCGCGAGAATGTCGATGGCCTTGGCGTTGCCAGCGGCGGCGTTCTCGGCTGCTTTGAGGCGCCCTTTGCTTGCCTGGTTGATACCCCAGATACCTGCGATGGCGAGCAGAAGTGCACCACCTCCGAGGCCGGCGGCGAGACCTACGCCGGTTGTTGCGGTGCCGTAAGCGCCGCGATGATGGCCGTAACCACCATAGTAGCCTTCTCCGTAATAGTTACCGGCGCGCGAGGTTCGCGCGGTGTCCCACATGGCGAGGTCGCCCGATGTGATATAATTGCTTCCTTCCATAATTATGAAGTATTTGTTTGATTGCAGAGCAACATCGCTCTGTATTGCAAAAATACTTTGGAAGGCGCTTTCGTTCAGCGAGTTACTTCGCAGTTGTTTCGCAGTTTTCTCCGAGCCGTTTCGCAAGTTTGGCGTATGAATTTCGCAATGCTCTATTCGTCTGAATGCGAGCGTCAAACGAGGTTATGACATACTGCACGGTTCGTGGCGACACCCCGAAAATCTCCGCTATGCGCGAGGGGTAGATGTTGCGGATATGGAGAAGTTTGGCTACCATGTGCCGTGCATCGACAATCTCTGCTTTGCGGGATTTCGACAGAATAGAATCTTGGGGAACGTCAAGCTCTTCGGCGACAATTCCGAGGATATGGTTGGTCAGTTCAGCAATCTTAGGCATAGTGTGGATGGAATTGATATTTGGGTTCGGGCGTTCGAACAAAACGGCACGCCTCGTGTTTAAGAGTTATACAAGTCGGCAAACTCATATAGCTCTTGTAACACGAGGCGTAACATGCTCTCTGAGCCGTTTAGGTTTAGACGAGTTAGACGGCTCAGAGGTTGCAGGGGCTATTTCTTTACGTCCGAGCCCCGCCCTCCACTCCAAGACGTTTCTGAACGAAGTCGAGTAAGGCGCGTTTCACCTCCTCTTCGCCCCCCACAATATCAATCAACTCCTGTACAGTTTCAGGAATTTTGGCCACACCATCTTTGCGGCGCCGGCTGTGCTCCCACATCGAGCGGCCCTCTGTGACGCAGATGGCCACTGCCAACGCTATTGACAGATACGGCAGATTGTACCACGGCAGCAGGGTCAGTATTACCCCGACGATTGCTACCAGTGTTTGGAAAAACCAATACACAGCCATCTTCTCAAATGTCTTGCGCAGACGGTGCGAGCGCAGCTTCTCGCCTGTCTTTTTAGCTGTATAGATGCCGCTGATTGTGTCAGCTAAGGAGAATACCCCCGTGGCGACGATGCAAAAGGCCACTATCAGCAGATGCCATGCGAGGTGATGGAGCGAGTAGTCGCCCATTCCAATTTTAATTACTTCGATAAATTCTTCCATTGCTATATTATTTTCTAAATTTCTTAATCAGCCATGCGACGGCCACACACAGAGCGATGATGAGGCCACCTATTGCCATACCTCCGAAGTCCATTTTGGTCTGCTCCCATCGTGACAGCGGCTTCTCTACGGGGTACGGCACGGGGATTGAGTCGGATTTGACGGATGCGAGTTGCAGACGTAGTGCGTCGATTATGCTGTCCCGCTCCCTCACATGGTGCTCCAGCTCTTTCTCGCGGCGGGATGATACATAGATTATGCGCTCTTTGTCGTGACGCGCCGTATCGCCATTCTCTTTAAGCACCACTGTCTCCTTCGAGCGGTCAACCACCGAATCGGTGGACACCTCTCTGTGGTATATGGACTCGAAATAATTGCGCAGACGCTCGTATATGCCGGTAGTATCAGTTTCGCGATATTCCACTCGTACACTTTCTACCGGAACGTAGCGCGTTGTCGAACAGGCGCCACACAAAATGAGTGTGAGAGTGATGAGGGCCGCGGCAAAAATCATTCTATGGTTATCCATATTTCTTCTTTATTGTCAGTTTCGGCCTCCCAAAGGAGGGGGTATAAGCGTTTGCAGGTGTTCATTGAGTCGGTCACGCCTCCGATGACCGTGTTTTTGCCTACGATAATGCAGCCAGCTGAGGATCGTGCCGAGCTTCCGGCATGGATGAGGATGCCCTCGAAGTGGGGAACATCCAACAGACGAGGCAACATCCCGCACTTGCCATTCGGTTTCCACCAATTGTATTCCGAACGCTGCGAGAACTTCGGCGACTGCACTTTCATAGTCACCTGGTAACGCCCGTTAGGTATCGCGGTCTCAGCATACACCTTAACTTCTCCATTGTCAAATCGCCCGTTGTGGTTTGTGTCGCGGTCTTTATCTTCCACGGTGTCGCAGAACCGGTTTCCGTTAATATACAGGTGTCCAATAGTGTAGCTCGGACGGCGCGCAACGCGCTTAAGTAAAATTTCCATCTTGATATTATGTTAGTCTTGTGTTATCGACTTCCCTTTTGCGGCGTTATTGATTTTCGGTTTTGCGTCGTTATCATCTTCGTCTACCTCTATGATCTCCTGAGGTTCGCCGTATTCCTTTTCAACTTGTGCTTTTGCAACAGCCGGGATTCGAGCCTTGATGTCAAGCTCCTCTTTCCACTCTTTTATAATCTGCTCGTAGTCCTCAACGTGATTGTTTCCCGCATCTGCCATCGCTGCTTTTCGCGATTTCATACGATTCTGCACTTGGTCTATCTCGCGCTTCAGGACTTCGGAATCATTCTGTGGAATCCACGGGTCAGAACCGCAAGAAGTCCTCATAGTGGCAATCTTGCCGTTGCCCTCAATCTTTGCCACGAGAGCCTTGAACACATCGACGAGGCTGACAAGCGAGGGATAAAGATGCACAAACTCGTTCTTGCACCATATTATCGTATCGGTGAAAAGCAGTTTGATTGCCGCTGACGATGGGTCTGCGGCGCGGAATATCTCCGGCGAAATATCGACACTCATGGTAGACTCGCGGATAGATTTCTCCTTGTTGGCAATGTCTATGGTGGCTATGTCTGAGAGATTCGGCGGAGTCAAGAACTTAGCATCAGCGGCTTTAAGCTCCTCAACAGAGCCTTTCACGCCGATAATCTTGCCCGTTGAATCGGTGCGCGGCAGATTGTCTATGTCGGTGGCCTTGACAAGCAGCGGCGCCTGCGAGTTGGCGCGAACACCGTCGGCTACGAATGAGCAAGCCTTTTCAAGCGTGCCGATTTCCTGATTGGCAATGCCTGATGGAATGTCCGGCACTCTAAAATAGGTGCAAGGGTTGATACCCACGGGCGTTTGCGTGGGATTGTCGGCAAGACAACGCCAACCGTCCTCGCTCGTTTTTGCGGAGTCCCATTTAAGACCTTTGGCAAACCAACCCGAAAAGCGCATGAACCACGACGTATCTTTTTCACTTTCCTTGTCGCCCTCAATCCATGTCTGCACACGCTCGGTAGTGAAAATATCAGCGGCTCGCCTGCCGCGCAAGGTATAAAGACGTGTAAGCACGGGATTGCGGTTTTCGTCATAGTCGGGGAACAGAATATCACCTTTTAGATAGCTGAAAACCTCGTAGCGCAGCTGTCCGTTATGAACGTAGAGATAAATCGCACCGTCGCCGGTGAGGTAGCAGGACTTCACCAACTCCATCCATGCCGTGTCGAGCCCGGCACTATCTTTCCAGGAGTTGAGTCTTTCGCCGAGTTCGTGGTCTTTATCCTCATGGCACACCCAAAAGCCGTTACCTGCCATAAACGCCGTCTTTGAGGTGTTTATTCTCATCTGCAATCCAAAACGTACCGTTTCCACAGGTTCAAAATCAACGATATGCCACTCGTTTATTGGCTTGCCCTCCTCGTCAAGGACAGCGTTGCCGTCTGCATCCAGCTTTTTGCGCACCTCGTAAATCGGACGCATACTCATGTACTTGCTGTTAATGTCGTGCGCCAAGGGGTCGTTTTCGCGGCAGAAATCCTCTTGTGTCAGCAGCATATAACAGCCATCGTCAAACGACATGGCGGGTTCCTGATAATACTGCGCGCCGACGGGCGTATGTTTATCGACGGCATCGGGATTTATCCTGCGACGCCAAAACTGTTTTTGTAGTCTGTCTGAAATTCTCATATCTCGTTTATGTTGTTATCGGAATCTGCGCCACGGATTGACTATGCGCGGGCGGTTTACCAAGTTGAAATAGGCGTTGTCGGGGACTCTTTTGGAGGGTTGCTTCCTCTCGCGAGTGTCAAGTTCAAAGACCATGCGGAGCGACATCGCGTCAAGCTCTCCGGGGGAATATTTGAATCGCGACTTAAATTCCTCTTTTGAGTTGTAGTAGGTTTTGCCGTTTTTCTTTGTGATGATAAAGAGGTTCACGCCGTCGTAGAGCACATCGATGAAGCGACGCGTTTCGTTCTTGGTGCCAAACTTGACCTGCTTGTTGCGGTCGATCACGCAGGAAATGTCGCCGCGTTTGAGGGCGACTTCAAGCTTACCTAAAAGCTGTGAGCGGCAGTTGAAAAATTCGTCTTTCGTCACAGGATTGCCGTGCTCGTCATACTCCTGCAAAGGGCGTTTGTTAGCGGTTACTGAGATTCCGTTAGTCAGACCTTGCAGCCAATATCCGAAACCGGTGCCGTCGTAAGCGAAATGCTCGACGGGCACACCGTAGCGATTTAGGCGCGTCTGAATCCATCCGGCAAGTTCCTGCGGCTCGCCCGTGAAATATTCAATGGCTATCATCTGCAAGCCGCGCCAAATGATTAGCGGCGCGGAGTCTCCCTTGCCGCCGCCGACATCGAATGTGGCGTACATGTTATCGTCCTCGTCTTTGGGGTTTTCCCAAAGTCGGGTTATCATGTTCTTGCTGACGTTGTTCTCGTCTTCTTTTATGTCTCCGAAATAACCACCTTTCAGCACCGCACCCTGACCGGAATAGAGTAGGTTCGCAACAGATTTACCGCCCGTAGAGGCCACAAGCATACGGTTGTCGGAAGCCTCTCCGGTGAACGCCGCGAAAGAGCGTATCATGTCGGTCTCAGTCAGTCCTGCGGCGCGGTCTTTTTCTGTAAGCACTATCCCTGCGGCTTTGGCAACTTCTTCGGGAGTGTCACCCCAAATGAAATCATCCACATTGTCGCTTGGTGCGTAGTAATAGCGGACTACGCCGTTCATTTCGGGCTTGAACCATAAATCCGCACCGACGTAGCCTCCGTTAATGAGGTTGCGGGTAAAATAGTGGTCTTTGCCGGGAGGGTTGTATGAATAGACAGACTGCGGGGATACGCCCGAATCGTCTCGGTTACGCGAGTTCCAATAGTGATATTGCTTTTCTTGCAGGTCGTTGGCTTCGTCGAAATACTGATAGCCGTTCTGATTCTTCTTTGCGTATTCGACGAATGCAGACCATTCGGCAGGATTATCGGTGTTAAAGTTGGAGTGGATAAGTCGCCATGCCGAGAACCATTGCGGCCATGCGAATGTGGGATAGTCGGACGTGTTGTACTGACATCCGGCATACTGACCCCACACCAATTCATTATCGCGGAAGATTGACGAACCTTTCTTTGAGTCTTGCAGTCGGGTTGAAATCATCGCACCCGATGCACCTTTCTGATCGACGCGATAGCCCCATAGGAGAATACCCGTGAATGACTTGCCCATAGTTGCCGCTCCACACATGTGGATAACATTGGCTTCACACGCACATACATTCTCTTGCAACCCCGGCTGTGGGATAAAATCTATCTTGTCGCGTAGCAGAAAACCACCAATCTTAGTCCAACCCTTATCTTTGGCCGTAGGCAGTTTGCGCTCCACCTTCGGATAGAGTGCTGGAAATTGTATGTCAGAATTGAGCAGTCTGAACATTATATCTCTGTATCGCCGTAATTGATTTTCATACTCACGGATGCTTAAAAACCGCGAAAGCCACCTGTCCCGATGGGGTCAAGTGGCTCTGCGGCTCTGATTATGGTGCAAAGATAATAAAAATCAACAATAAAACTTTAGATTTATTTGTATAATTTGCGTAATGATATTATATTTGCGCTCAGAATAAGATCGTATGAAGGCAGGAATATATTGTCCGCGATGTGCGGAATTAGGACGCAAGCCGAAATTGCTTGCCAAATACGAGGATTTGGTCGGGCGTGGCACCGTCTACTTATTCTGTAAAAAATGCGGTAAAGAGATACCGATAGACATACGGAAGTACAGCCTTGACAGGTAAAAAAGATTGTTAACCACAGAGCCACAGAGCCGATGGATGCAAGAGTGCATTTGTCGGCTCTGTTGGTTTTGCAAAAGATTACATGCGCGGTGGAGCAGCGGTAGCTCGCTTGGCTCATAACCAAGAGGTCGGCGGTTCGAGTCCGTCCCGCGCCACAAATACAATTAGAGCCACAGAGCCGATTGACGTGCAACAGCGTCGGTCGGCTCTTTTTGTTTAACCACAATTCATTGATAATGAAGCAAAAAATCAAGGAGGCTATTACACAAGGGTATAAAAACTTGGGTGTGCCTGAATCGGTAGTTGACGGGCTGACCGCCTTAGGAGTGACCGTCGTACAGGATGAATCCGGAATTGACGCTTTCGTTCAAAGCGAGGCAGTCAAGGGCGTGATGAAGTCCTGGCAGAGCGAAGCAGACAAGGTACGCACCAAAGCCTCCGACAGCAAGAAAGCCGAGTATGAGGCAAAAATCGCGGAACTCGAAGCCAAACTCAACGGCAACAACCCACCCGAAGTTAAGCCCGAAGATGGCAAAGTTCCCGCTTGGGCGCAGGCGCTTCTTGAGCAGAACAAAGCGCTTGCCGAGCAGAACAAGTCATTTGCCGAGAAGCTGAGCGCTTTCGAGACTGCCAAGACAGCCGAGCAAGCCGTGAAGCAGGCGCAGGAGAAATTCGGCGCAGACGAATGGGTCAACGGCTATCCCGAACTACGAGACAGCGCGTGGGCGCAGGCAATGCGCATCTACGACCGCACGGGCAAGTCGATGACCGCAGACGAGCTTCACACCGAGGCTATGGAGATTTTCAAGCCGCTCGCAAAGGCTAAAGGTCTTGACATCTCCAAGCCATTCCAGAGCGACGGCGGTGCGGGGACAAGCGAGGCGGAGAAAAACGCGGCTTTCGCCGAGGAGATCCGCAACGCACTCGGCTTGAAAAAGGAAGGATAGTTGCCGAAGAATCAACCTGATTATTAACCATTCAAAATCCGAAACATGGCACAGAATTATGGCGAATCATTCGGCAGACGCCAGAACGGCACTGTAAAGGTTTCCACAATCAACGTATGGAACGAAATCAGAAGCCGCATCCCCGTGGGCCTCGTCCTCGCCAAGAGTGACACATGGCCTGAGGGCAAGATAATCCCCGCAGGCACTCCCGCCTCCGGCACCGAACTCGGCGGCGCGGCCACCGTAGGCTCGTCGGCCGACATGTCGCAGCGTTTCAGCGGTCTTGTCGAACACGACACCCCTATGGGTCCGGACTGCTGCACCCTTGACGTGATCGACGAAGGCGACCTCCTTATCGACCGCGTAAGCGCGACAATCACCGACGCACAGAAAACCGCCCTGAAGGGCAGAATCAAATTCACTCCACAGATTAAAGACTAAGACGTATGAATATCGAAGAATTTATCGCTGGCGTTGACATCGCCAAGACACTGGACATCAGTTCGTCCTCCCGCCTTCAGACATTCTACGACACTGCTCTGAAAGGCTACGAGACAATGGAGCTGGAGACCGAGGGTTTTACCAATGCTTCCATCAAGCTCAACTCAGAGGTTGACTTTGCCGAGGCCAAGAAATATATCCGCGGCATGGCCACCTACACCAGCGAGGACTCTGAGCCTATCGCACGTGGCCGCGAGGCGGAACTTACTACATGGTCGGAGAACATTCCTACCATTCGCTACGCCGTGAAACTCGGCAAGGACGACTACAAGAAGCGTCTTCTCGCTGCGCAGGACGCAGTGCTTTCGGCCATTCTGGAGGACAGCAAGACCGGAGCGCGCCAGGCACTCCGCAACTACCTCATCACCGAGACCGTGGAGGATATGCGGGCTTTCCCCGAGAGCACCGTTGCCTCACTGAACTATCAGTGCGGTCAGATGCTCTCCAAGCGCGGTCTCTATGTGACCCGTGAGAACAACCCCGACGGTATCGTGGGCGTGAAGTTCGAGAGCCGCGTACCCGATGGCAATATCAAGACCGAGAAGTGGTACACCGTCAAGGCTGACGGCACCATCGAGTATGTGCCCACCGTCAACCCCGTACTGACCCTGAAAAAGAAGCTCCGTGAACTTCGCATGGACAAGTACAACGGTTTCTCCAATATCCGCGTAGAGATGCACTACCGCACCTTCTTCCGTATGCTGGAGCATCCGAAGGTGCTTGAAATGATCGGTAATCCCAATCAGGAACTCGCCATCCTTATCGAAGGTCTCACCAAGAGCACCGCGGCGCAGGCAAAGGCGCAGGAAGTAGGCCGCAACAAAATCCTTGACTGGAGCGATCAGGCGGCAGTGGCTTGGTTCAAGACCGCAATTGGCGCGGACGAGGTTAAGCTGCATACCGCAGTGGTAGGCGTTGACAAGCTCGACGGCACCACCAAGCGATACAAGCAGAAGAAACTCGACGTGTTCGAGGAGGGCGTGGTGCTTATCCGTCCTACCGGCAACATCGGTATCATACAGCCCGTGCAGGTGATCCGTCCCGACAAGCAGTATGTGTACGCCAACTTCATGAACGGTTGGGGTATCATCGAATACTTCTACAACGGACGCCAGAAGACGCAGGAGTGGATTTCCGAGGTGTCGTTCCTGGCCATGCCTACGAGTCCTCGCGACCTCCACTATTTCCACGTGGAGGAGATCGAGCCGCAGCCGACATATACCGCCGTTACCAATCCCACCGGCAACCCCAAGACGCAGGGATACTACGAGAAAGTGGGCGACAGCTATGTGCTGACCGAGGACACCACCGTGCAGTCGGGCAAGACCTACTACACCAAATCCTAAGTGAGACGAGAGTATGACGGTAGAGCAATGGCTTAGGGGGCATTTTCACGGCCTCGGCAATCAGATAGAGGGTAATGTGCTTGAAGTGGCGGCTATCTCGCCGCTTGAAGCTCGCCCGGCACCTTTCCGCGTGGTCGCACTGACCGACGAGGTGGAGGATTATATCGGCGACGAGGAATACATGAAAGGTCTGAACTACGCCCTCTCTACCCTCTACTACTCGATGTCGGCGGCAATCACGGGCGGCACGAAAAGTGAGAAGCGCGGCAACAGACAAATCTCCATTGGCGGCTACCCTCTCACCACCAAAGACCGCGAGGCTTTCCGCGCACTTGGCGACAAGTTGCGCAGGGAGCTTGGCGCGGAGGTGGACGAGGAAGTGACCGACAGCGGAGGTATGTTTGACGCGACGAACCTACGGACGAAAGGAGGTTGGCGATGAGCGATTTGAGCTACCCCGACAAGTGCGTTATCACCCGAAGCACGGGCGAGACGGACGAGTGGGACAACCTCGTTAGCGAGGAGATATACAGCGGTAAATGCGATTGGCAGCAAGGAGGGCAAACCTCCCAAAGCATAATCACGCACAACGACGTGGTGTACCTGCCCGGTCAGGTAATGGTTAAGGACAATGATGAAATCTTTGTCACAAACCGTTACGGCAGACAGCGTAAGGGGGTAGTAAAACTCGCTAACGACTTGCCGCTCGACCTGACGGATGATTGCGAGACGGAGATTGAGATTAAGCAAAGCGTGGAAAAGTAAGGTATGGCAAATCCAAGCGTAAGAGGTTATCAGAGTCAAAATCTGAATGTCCTTAAAGAGGGCATGAAGATGTTTGTCAAGAATGTTGCGCAACCGCAGCTTGTGTCTATACTCAGACAGAAAGCGCAGGAAGTGGTGCAACTGATTGACAGCGGACTGATACCCGAATACACTGCCAACCTCCACGACGCGACGGGTTGTGCGGTATATGCCGACGGAGCAATCTCGGCATTTATCCCTACAAAACGGGCGCAGAAGCAGGGCAAGAGCGGCTTTGACGGAGTGAACCACTACGGCATAGACGGCTCCGCCTTTCTCCAGCAAGCTATCTCGGAGGCAAGCACACGCTTTGCCAAAGGAGTGTGGTTTGTGGTATTCTCCGCAGTGCCTTACGCCTATCACATAGACGCGCACGGCTCGCCTCTCGGACGCGGGCAGGACTTCTTCAAGACCATACGAGGAACGGCAGTCAATGAAATTCTCGCAGGTCTGAGAGCAATTCCTAATGCAGAAGTAACCGCAACACCCACGATGCTATGAACTCAATCGCAGACCTCAATCCTGACGTGGCACTCGCCGCTTTGCTTGACGGCAAGGTGAGCGTGCAGACCTCGGCGACACAGAGCCATACGATACGGGCTTATGCCGACGAGGAACGTCCCAACAAGAACCTCGCGGACGAGTTCATCGACGTGGAGTGGAACGGCGGGGCGCAGTCGCTCACGGAAGACCCGGCACTTTTCCGAGGCAACCTCATGCTGACGATATGGTGCAAGGCTCAGACGGACGGCAGGGCGAAGAAGAAGCTCGTCAAGCAGATTGTCTCGCAGGTTGCTCCGCTCGTTCACCGCAAGGTCTCGCAGAGCTTCGTGTTCAGCTTCGACCCTACCAACGTGATTACCCCGACAACGACAAATCTCACTACGGGCTATTCCACCACGATACTCAACGTGGAGTGGCATGTAACAGACGAATTTTTACAGAAACAATAACAATTAAAACCATATAATCATGGCAGGAATTAAAAAAGCAACCCCGACCGAGGTCTTTAACGGTCAGAGCATGATTATCGTCTTTGACGAGGTTGAGGACTATGCAACCGCAGATGTCGCCTCCATCACCGGCGACGGCTTCGACGTGGGTCAGGTGTTCCAGGGTTCGACCACATGGAACGGCGAAGACCCTTCGTTTGAGGACAAACTGGACGAGCAGGGCGACATCATTGTTTCCAACCCGACCAAAGGCTCTTACGGCTACGACTTCGAGATGGCCGACTTCTCGGCAGACAAGTTCAAAACCTTTATGAAAGGCAAGGACATCTCCACAGCCAACATGGGTACCGGAAGCGCATTCGGCTCAGGTGCTACCGCAGTGGCGACTACCGAGGAAATGCCGGTTATCGAACGTCCTATCGCTCTTGTCAACGACACCGCGAAAAAGGCTATCTTTTTCCCGAAGGCGCGTATTCTCACCGGCCCCACTCCCGAGGACGGTCTGTTTACACTTAAAGCCATCTGCAAGGCGCAGGACTGCAACACCGACAAGCTCGGTACAATGATGCTGGTTGATAAAATCAATCTCACCTTTGCCACCGGCGCATAACCCATAACAATCTTTACAACGAGGGGCGGTAGCTTCAATGCCGCCGCCCCTTTTAACACACCTCTATGACCGAAGACAAAGAAAAACCGCAGGAGCTTACCGACGAGGAGCTTGACCGCATGGTGGCGGCAAAGGAGCATATCAAGCACGGATTTCCACGAGTGATAGCCGTCGGTGGCAAGACCTACACCGTAAGGCAGGTGAGCAAGAAAGTGAGGGAGCGCATCCACTCTCTTGAACTTGAAGCCTACGCTCTGTCGGGCAAGCAGAAGGAGGCGATGCCGCTTCGCAAGGCAAAGAAGATACAGCGCAAGCTCGACACCCTACACGCAAAGACAGCCGCCTACTATCTGTTAGGGAATAAGGCTCTTTTTGTTCCGTTCCTTTTCGCTCTGACATGGCGGAGGCTGATGCTCCGCTACGAGGAACACACCGCCACAATCAATAACGCCGCCCTCAACGATGAAGAAGTGGGTTTTTCTTTGGCCAATTGGGAAAATACAAAGCATCAACTCGCGCTCTCTATGAAACCAATTGGCGACGGCGTAAGAGAGACGCTGAAAAGATGGAGGGCGGCGGAGGCGCAAGCGGCGGAGGACGCTACGAAGAAAAAGGCGGAGGACAGCAAGTAGGCAGTCTGTTCGCCGAGGCTACGGACAACGAGAAGATAATAGCTATCTACGGAAATAACGGCTTGTGGTCGTGGCTTCGGTACTGGTTCTTAGACACCGAGAACTACGTCACGTTTATGCTTCTCGACAAAGGCTATTACGACTATGACTACGAGAAGCCGAGTGAGCGCACCGAAGCGGCGTTGACAGCGGCAAAGAGTGACGATGAGTTGGAAGCCAAACTTCGCGGCATGGGACTGAATGTGAGACCGAAGAAGAAAACGCTCAGGCCGGAGGAGCTTCAAGCCGAGGTGATGGCGGAGGGAAAGAAAAGGACTAAAACCTAAAGCAATGTTGTAGATTTTTACTATCTTTGCACTGAATCAGAGCCAAGAGCCATATCCCGAAAGGGGTGTGGCTTTTGTGGTTTTATGCAAACAGATGAATAGGCTATTAAATATCAGATTCAATCTCCAAATCTTTAAGAGCCGAGGTATATTCCTCGACACACTCGTTGCAACCGCTCGCATATTCACGGTAGTTGCCAGTGGGATTCTCCGCGTACTCTTTGAGCTTATCCATCGCCTTGAACATCTGCTTGACGTATTTATGCGTCTCTTCAAATTTTCCCGGCGGCGGTGTCATAGCTTTATAAAGTCGCTTCGCTTCGACAAAAGGCTCACGCATTTCGGGAGTAAGTTTTTCGGCGTACCACTCCATACGTTTTTGAATTGCCTCGCTGAAATTGGAGCAATATATTTCTTCCTTACCTGCGCGGAATGTGCGCCCATTCAGAAAAGTACCATCTTCGGGGTCGTAATACTTCTTATCCTCAAAGATATAATCATACCATACCTGCCTTATCCCCTCGCACATGGTGATATAAAGCCCAGTGGCCTTATTCGCTTGTGCGACAAATTCTTTACGGTTTTTCTCGTATTGAGACGCTTTGTGGAGTTCGTAACCACCAAAAGCAATAGCGAATACTGCGATTGCGGCAACAGCGATAATGATATACTTCTTCATATAAACGGTTTTAGGATGCAAAGTTACAGATTTTATCCGACAACACCGCAATACAATACTATGTTTTCTAACACAATACGATAGTCATGGCTGATAACTTGATATTCCCTATTAAATTCGACTTAGAAGCGGCAGTAAGGGAGGCGCAAGGCGACGCCGACCGTCTGTTGCGCAGATTGCAGACCACTATAAATGCGAAACCGCTTGCGGTTAATCTTAAAACCCCCGGTGCAGGTAGCGGCTCAATTAATGAGATAAACAGTCGATTGAAAGAATTGGTGAAACAGTGGAACAATCTCACCGAGGCACAACGCATAACCAATAAGACAACGGGGGAATATACCGCCGAAGCAAAAAAGATACTCGCTGAGTACACACGTCTGAGAGGCGCAAGCGAAAGTTACGCTCAATCCTTGAAGCAAATTGATTCAGCAGCGAAAAAGGCGGCAAAGCAGCAGGAGAAGTTGGCGGAAGCGGCTTATCGAGGTTCCAATGCATTTAAGAACCAAGACGGCTATGTATCTCGCCTTGTCAAGCGCCTTGCTGTATATGCTTCATTCCAATATACGTCTCAATTTCTCACAAACATACGCGAAGTAACTGCGCAGTTTGAACTTCAAAGAATTTCATTAGGCGCAATCATTCAAGACCAGCAGAAAGCAAATCAGATTTTCGCTGAGATAAAATCGTTTGCCCTCACTTCACCGCTGAAAATTCTCGACTTGACAAAATACACAAAGCAAGTCGCTGCCTACGGATTTGAAACCGAGAAGTTGTTTGACACAACTAAGATGCTTGCGGATATTTCTGTCGGATTAGGCACCGATATGTCAAGAGCGACCCTTTTTCTCGGCCAAGTTTTCGCAACAGGCTACCTTCGCGCCTCTGAATTACGTCAGGCGACTGAATTGGGAATACCCCTCGTGGATAAATTGGCAAAAAAACTTGAAGAACTAAATGGCAGAGCATACACTGCCGCTGAAGTTTCGGATTTAATCTCAAAACGTGCTATTTCATTTGAATTAGTAGAGCAGGTCTTTAAGGATATGACAAGTGCTGGCGGTGAGTTCTACAACATGCAAGTCAAGCAGTCGCAAACCTTGTTCGGTATGTGGAGTAAGTTAGGTGACGCAGCGGCAATAATGTACGACCAAATCGGCAATACATCAAGTATAAATGCCGGAATGAAGCTCGCTATCCGCTCTATTGAGTCGATGATGCGTAACTGGGAAACCACGGCGAGAGTGCTTGATTCAGTTGCGGTAGCAACGACAGTATATATTGTCGGACTGAAAAATGCGGCTGTCGCATCAAAGGCGTTAACGACTGCCGAGGCAACAAGATTAGCAATTACCAATAAACAGATAATTGCCACACCGAAATTGATTGCTTCCATTTTCGGACAAAATGCTGCAACACGTATTTCGACCACCTTGACAAAAGCGCATACCGCAGCTATGATTAGACAGTCTGCGGCTACAAACATACTATCAAAAGGTTTTTGGAAACTGACAGCTGCAATGCTCGCTAATCCGTGGGTGGCTGTTGCATCGGCTGTTGCTTTAACCGTTACTGCGCTAATTCATTTTATTGGGAATACAGAAACCGCAGCAGAAAGAGCCGAAAAACTTAACAATTCTGTTGCTTCTCTGAAAAACCTTGATGATACAACCAAGCCGCTTATTGATACCTACAACGAGTTAATCAATAAAACAGAACGCACGGCTGAGGAACAGAAGAAGCTCAGTGAGGTAACGCATGAGTTAGCGAAACAATATCCGGGGGCAATAACCGCTATCGGCAATTTCGGCGCAGAGGTCGAATTAGCTGCTGACAAGCTCAATCAGCTTTATCAAGTTGAAAAGCAAGCGAGAATGGAGAACACTCGCCATGAGCTTCAAGAAACAGAGAAACAGATAGCGTCCACTGAGGCAAAAATAGCTCAACTCCAAAAATATCTTTCTGAGGGTAAAATGTGGGTTGGCGGTGGTGGCACCGGTGGTGGTGGCGGCGGCTTTGTTGCTATGTCCGACGAAGAAAAGGGACGAGTATTGGCGCAGATTGATGAATTGCGCTTCGGATCGGACGGGCAAAGCGGCTTATTCGGTTTGCAGCAATCCGCAGAAGCGGCTCGCCGTGCGTTAGGTTTAATTCCCTCCGAAGCTGCACAAGCGGTCGAAAAATTCGGCGCATGGAAAAAAACTTTCACAACCTTTAGGAAACAAGTTGGTGATGTTAGGGTGCAACTGTTCGATGATAGTACCATTGCGCAATTCGGTTCTCTTGAAGAAGCTCTCAAAAAGACAGCAGAGGAATACAAGAAAAATATTGCTCTTGTAGCCACTTATGATGAAACACTTAAAAGTGCAACTCTAACTTCGGAAGAACGTGCTAAAATCGAAACCGAGAGAGCGGAAGCAGATGCTATGGCTAACTTGGCAGAGAAAGCATTGAAGTATTATGATGCAATGTCATTATTAAACACTTCGACAAGTGGTAGAGGTCGCGGCGGCACCAAATCCGACCCGCGCCTGCAAACACTTCAAGAGATAGCCAACAAAATGGCGGAGGTCAATAAAGAGTATGACGAGCTACTGAAAAAAGAGGGGCAGACAAAAGCGTTAGCAGACACTCAGAAGCTCTTTGCATCGTCGTTTGAGCAGATGGAAGCGACTGCAAAGAAGTATGGTTTCAAGCCCCCCGCCTTTGAAGTGCCGCAGACCATCGAGGACGTGCAGAAGTGGTACAAGGCAATTATGGATAACATCAAACGCCTCAACCTCAAAAACGCCGACAAGGTTCTTATCGAGCTTGGCTTCAAGTCCGACAAGGCGGCTATCGACAAGCAGCAGAAAGAAATCGAGAAGCAGCTAAAGGCACTTTCCGACCGCATCCCGCGCACCAAGACGGCGAAGGAGTTTTATGAGAAGATACTTGGGATGACGGGGGACTATGACTTGGCTGCGAAAGTATCGCTGAGCATCTACGGCTACACGGGGTATGACTTGCAGAAGCAGCTGGCGGAGCAAGTGCGTCAATACTTTCAGAACGGCCAAGTGAGCATAGAAATCCCCGTTGACGTAATAACCGCCGACAATCAGATAAACTACAAGCGGTTGGGCGAGTTTGCCGAGCAGATGAAGAAGCAACTCGGCGAAGAACCTTACAAAGCCATCAAGAAGATTGCGGAGGAGGGGCAGAAAGACCTCGCCAAGACCTATGAGGGGTATCTGAAAGACTTGGAGAAAGCCAAGACCTACGCTGACAAGCGTGTGGAACTGGCTCGGACTACGGCAGCGAAGATAAGGGAGATAGAGCGCAATCCGCAACTGAGCAAAGAGCAAAAGGCTGAGCTGAAACGCGGCTATCAGGAGCGCGAGGACAGAGAGGCGGCCAAACTTGAATACGAAGCATTCAAGGACACTCCGCTCTATGTTCAGATGTTCGAGGACTTGGAGCAGGCATCTACTTCAACGCTTGAAATGATGAAGTCGCGACTTGAAGCGTTGAGCCGGGTATGGGGTACTGCGCTCGACCCCACGCAACTGAAAGAGATACAGAGCCGTATGAACGAGATTGACACGCAACTGAGGGAGCGCAATCCGTTCAAGACGCTCAAAGAGTCTTATCGGCAGTATCGCGATGCGGTGAAAAACGTGTCGGTTGAAGGAGCGGCAGAGGCCGCGGCGGCCGCAAGCACCACATTTTACGAGCGGGCCAAGATGTATGGGGCGGACTCCGCGCAGGCACGTGCGGCTGAAAAGGAACTGAAAGCGCGAGAAAAAATTCTTGAAATATCCAGACAGCTGGTCGATGCCAACGGGAAAAGGCTCAAAGGTCAGGATGCGCTGAATGCTGCCGCCCGAAAGTCGTTTGACCTTGAAGCCAACCGGCGCGTGGAGCTTGAAATGGCTTCCGCAGAGGAGACAGCACTGCGAAAAGAAAGTAAATACGATGATCCGAACAAGGACCCCGAGGTGATTGCTGCTCATGAGGCAGTGGAAAAGGCCAAGGAGGAGTGGGAGCTGGCGAAGCTTGTAAGTGAAATCTTGCAGGAAAACGCCAAACGGAGCAAAACGTTGAAAGAAAACATAGTCGCCGCTGCGGGAGAGTCTGTGCAATTTCTCCAGGCCGGGGCATCGGTTGCCTCTGCCATCGCCGACACCATGGAAGCTCTTGGTGCAGACGAATTGGATGTGCAGTATTTCCGAGACATCGCCGAGGGGATGGGGAATATCGCGGCCGGAGTCGACGGGCTTGTGCAGTCGATTATGGCCGGAAGCATAAGCGGCGCTATTAGCAATGCCATTGGTATAATCCCCAATATGGTAAAAGGCTTCTCGCAGATATTCAACGCAGGGAAAATCCGCAAGGCCAACAAAGAGATCGAGCGTCAGCAGGAGATACTTGACCGCCTGGAGTACACCTATTCGAGACTCGAAAAGGCAGCTGACTCGCTTTTCGGTGCAGACTACATAAGCAACTACAACGCGCAGATGAAGAATCTTCAGGCGCAGCAGACGGCCTACCTGCGCATGGCCGAGGCGGAGCGGAGCAAGGGGAAAGACGCCGACGACGCGAAGATTGCCGAGTACACCAACGCCGCCCGCGATGCCGCCGACAAGATTCAGGACATGCGCAATGAACTCACGTCGAAATTCCTCGGCACAGACCGGGCAAGCGCGGCGCGGGAGTTTGCCGAGAGCTGGCTTGAAGCAAAGGCGACGTTTGCCAGCACGACAGATGCCATACAGAGCAAATATAAGGACATGCTCAAATCCATGATAGTGGAGGGGGCCGCCGCGAAAGTGATAGACAACATTCTCGCACCGATGTGGGACAACATGAACGCCATGCTCAAAAAGAGCAATATACAAGGCGCCATGGACTATCTCGCCAGCAACATGGATGGCTTTCTGCAGGCGGCTGACAGCGGACTGAATGCCCTTTGGGCTACGCTGGAGGCACGCGGCTACGACATGCAGAAACTCCTTGGCGAGACATCGGATGGTCCCACCGGCATAGCCCACGACATCGCTACGGCCAGCGAGGAGAGCATCAACGGACTTGCCGCAGGCATCAACACCCAGAACTTCTACATAGCCCAGCAGCTCCAGGAGGTTCAGAGGATAAGAGCCATAGTGGAGGCGGGGCTACAGGGAAGCGGCAAGCCGAGCGACAGCTCCAATCTGCTTCTGATGCAGGAGCAGGCAATGAACCATTATGCAGCCATCGAGGCCAATACAGCCGCAACCGTCGCCCGGCTCGACTCGGTTGTAAGAATGCTCGAAGGGGTGATAACGCCCAGGGGCACGAAAGGAGCAAGAGGCATACAGGTATGGACGTAATAAATCTAAAGCTATATTAAGCATAATTAAGCGCAAACAGATTAATTTCACTATATTTGCAGTACTGAATATTGTATTCAAAACCAACTCTCCCAACCGATATAGCGGCATATGATGGAAATTAACTATAAATCGGATTTTGATTTTATTCTGCGGCTGAAAGACTGCCAGGGGAAATACATTGGATGGCCCAAATGGGACTTTACCGCCAAATTCCATACGACGCAGAAGGCAATATACTTCGAGGCGTGGAAACGTGGCGATGAAACGCACAACTGCTATGAGGACAACGGCGCCATACACATTGTTGCGAACTCCCACGGACTCGGGAAGGGGCGGCTGAACGTAGAGTTTACCGCCGAACTGCCTGACGGAATCTATCCCGACGGGAGCCGGCGCGTGGTATCGCCCGTGGCACTCGACATCGAGCTGACGACCGACGCGCAATGCCCCATACCCGACATGGAGGCCGAAGCAACCATACCCATCGCGATTCAGAAGATTCGCAGAGGCGACGGGCTGGGAATGACGGCTGCGAAACGTGTGATCACCGGCAAACTCCCGAAGATCGGGAAGAAGGGTTGCCGAGCCTATTATCTCAGCAAGATACATGCGCCATCGCCCCAGGCGCAGTTCCCCACCATAATAGTCAGCCTTATGACCTCGGCCCTCCGGGCCTGGCTGAGGGATGATACGGTATGGTCGGTGAGCAATCCCTATATAATTGAGCGGGGCAGTATAAACAAGGGAGCCTTTAAGGCTGCCGGATTTGGCATGAGTCCGATAGTGGGCACACGACCGAGGTACATCTCGAAAATCCCGAATCTCACCATTGATGTCGACACCGAATTAGACAGAGTGGTCCTTACCAAAACACAGCAAGGGGAAACACGCTATGGCGACTCCTTTCCGTGGGCCGAGATGGACGTCTACGCAAATGGCGTTTTCTGGGGTAAAGCCTATAATGAGGCTGTAGTGCAATATAGCGACACAATGGATATGTGGGTGGCATATCCGCCCGATAAAGGATTTGTAATTGATACGCTTGCACCGCCGACAGAAACGGACGTCCGGGAGTTCATAGGCGCCCTGCTGGATGAACCAGACCCCAAAAAACGGCGCATTCTTATGCGGGAATCAATATGGCAGGTGCAGTTTCGGCGAAAGGTGAAGCGAGAGCCGAAGGGCCAGTTTGAGCGTGAGCCGCAGTGGTTCTGGTCGAAAAAGGCGACAAGCGGAACAATATTCCGGATAAGGCGCCGATACCGCAAACCCCGCTATCGCAAGAGTAATATCTCGGAGGCCCCCTCTTCAAGTGGATATTTCAAGAACCGGCAATCGCCATGGGTCTATTACTCAATGAAGCTCAGCAACAATTTGGACGGGACGAAACAATTGGTCGATCTCAAGCGGATATAAAAAAACCCAAACGGACTTCGTGGTACGCGCCAGTAGGGTTGAATATCTAAGTCCGATCGGGTTGACACAAATATACGACAATAAATTGGAAATGCAAACGAAAATATAGAAATAATGGCAGAAAATATAACGCAGATTGAAGGAGTGAAAATCAGCGGCCTTGTGGAAAAGACCTCGTTGTCGGGAGGGGAGTTGATGGTGATTGCCGACTCAAGGAGCAATAAGAAGGTGGCGGCCTCGACGCTAAAGGCATATATCGGAATTGTACAGGAGGAGACAGCCCGCCAGCAGGCCGACACGCAACTCTCCAATCTTATACAAGATGTAGACGAGGAAAGAAAGGCCGTCGAGATTGCGCTGCTGACGGCAGCTGGCGACTCCGACATAACCGTATTCGATGCGGGCGACTATGACCTTCAGCAGCAACTCGACGGATATGATTGGGACACAATCCCACATTTCCTTTCCGGGCTTTCGGCGGAGGATATGCTTGATGCCGGAGTCATTCCTCTGCTTATCGCGCGCGATGAAAAAGATAATATCACTGAGTGTGCAATCTTTAAATTGCCAGTAGAGGCGGCGACGACAACCGCCCTGCACAACCTTGCCAACTACGCGCCGCTGTCGCTGGCATCGCTCTACGATATGATGCAACGAAAGCTGACGAACTCTGCGGACGTAACCATCGGAGGCGAACAGAACAACACTCTTACACTCACCGACAGGGCTCGCCACGCGGTGTTCGACGATTTATGGGTTGCGGCTGGCTGCACCGTCGGCACGGGCGAGAGCAAGTACCTCTGCAACGGCATCGGGCACACCTACGAGGAGGCGAAATACCTGTATGATTTCGGGCATCCCGGGCATGGCAAACTGCTGTCGTTTTACCGGGGTTCCGGCATCAAGACTAATCTGCCTGAGCGTATGAATGGCAACGTGGAGGAGGGTCAGCTCACCTATATGGGCTGCGCCAGTCTTACGAAAGTTGTTGCTCCGCTCTTCATCCCCGGCAACGGCGCATTCCGCGATTGCACGGCATTGCAGACGATTAGCTGCTACGCGCTGACCCCCGAACGCAATGCTTTCGCAGACATATATCTCAACTGCTCCGCGCTGACCACAATAGATTTCCAAACGCTTTGGGCGCGCGACATTGACCTTTCCGATTCTCCGCTGCTCGACTTGGCAACCTTCCAAAGGATAGTGAGTAAGTATAACAAGGGGACCGCCATCACCATCTACGTTCACCCGGATGTCTACGCCAAACTGACCGATATAGACCAAATAGTCAACGCGCAGTGGTACGCCGTGATGACGCAGGCCGTCAACAAGAAAATAGCTTTCGCAACTAAAGAATAAACAACATGCAGATAAATCAGATAGGGCAACTCGCTGAGTTGCAGGCAATTGGGGGGGGGGCACATCACCGAGGCATATCCGACGAATTTCCACCATAAGTATACGCGCAAGCCTCTGCTCGCGGGCGAAAGCGCCTCCGACTACAAGGATGTGACCGAGGCAGAGTGGGCGGCTATTGAGATGTCGGATGCCAAATGGGCTGAACCCGACGCGCTGACGATTGACCTCTACAACAACCTCTTCGGCGACTATGGCAGCTATAATCCGACCACGGGATTCTTTGAGGCCTACGGCCTAAAGGATATAACCACCGAGCAAGCAAAAATGGCGATTGCCATCGGCCCGATGCCCTCAACCTCGCTCCAAGGGTATTGCCCGTCGCGCTTGGCAAGAATAGTTGCTCCGTCAAATCCAGCCGCGGGGCTGACTATACCGGGATTCTTAGCAATGTTTTACGCATCAAACCTGGAACGCTGGGGCGGAAGCAGGTTGATGTTTGACAATACAACTCAACAATTGTTCTGCTGGTGCTCAAAACTTACCCATCTACAGATGGAGATTTGCTTGTACGGCAACAGCTGCCTTGAACATTCGTTCACGGGCGCATATAAACTTCAGGAAGTGAAGTGTACCAATATAAAAGGCACATGCACCTTCAAGGATTCGCCGAAACTTAGCCTTGCAAGCTTTTCCCACATGGTTGAGAATGCCAATCCCGCCGGTGCCACTCTCCAAGTCCATCCCGACGTCTACGCCAAGCTTACGGGCGACTACACCAACGAGGCCGCGGCGGCTCTGACGGCGGAGGAGCGGGCGCAATGGCTCGCGCTGGGCGAGCAGGCCACGGCTAAAAACATAATTTTCACTACACAAACTTAACCATATGATAAATAAACGCATAATATGCTCAATTACAGAGCTTTACATCGGGGGGGGTAATTCGTGGATTACCGAGGCCAAGCCCACCTGCTACCGCACTTTCTCCAAACAGAGGCCGCTGATAGGCAGTCAGACGGAGGCCGACTTCACCGAATGGACTGACGCCGAAAAGGCGGCGTGGGAGGCCAACCCTCCGAAACCCGCCGAGCGCACCGACGCTACTGCGCTCTACGAGGCCGCAGGGGCGAAACTCAACGAGGCAACGGGCTACTACGAGATGCACGACGGGGCTATTGTAGACCTTACCGAGGATGATATGGCGGCGGTTTATGAGGCAGGCTATCCCCCCATTGGAGGAGAGACTTATTACTATTATCTCTTGAACAACGTCCGCACCCATGTGCGCCCACGAGCCAATGGCTACAACCGAGCCAATGTTAACAGGATGTTCTTCGGATGCTCTGGGCTGGAGGTAGCAACCATGGCCGGCATTGTTGGTGGTGAGAGCGTTTTCCGAGGTTGTTGGAAACTTAGGTTCGTCGGAAGTAGATATGCTGCTTTTTACAATGACGTCCGCACCAAATACTTCTTCGCCGCGTGCACCGCACTTGAAAATGTGCATGTGCAGGTTGGCGCCGGAGGTCAGTTCTCTTTAGCGGACTCGCCGCTGGTAAACGTGGAATCGCTGGAGTGGATAGCAACCAAGTCGGCTACTCTGCCCGACAGCCCGCGTCAGGTAATTCTCCATCCGAAGACCTATGCGAAATTGACCGCCGAGATAGTCGACACGGCCACCGCCAAGGGGATAACCTTTGTAGAAGCCTCCGCCCACTGCGACGGCACGCCCTACACCGACGAGGAGTTGGCTTAAACTGATACTTTAACTTTAAAACGATAGGTATGCTGAAAATCAAAAAAATCGGGCAGAGTGCCCGCGAAATCGCATCCGATACGCAGGGGATGCTCGTGCGCCGCAAGGGCGACAACGAACAGCCTTTCGCCAAGGGGATGATGCTCCCCTCTGACACGCTCGACAGCTTCGAGGAGGTTGACCCCACCGAGCTTGCCAAGGAGAAGTACACAAAGGCGCAGTATCGCGCCGAGGTAGAAAGGCTGATTGCCGAGCGCTATACCACCGGCCAGGAACTTCAGTTCCTCCGCGAGGGGGACACCGCCGAGGGCTACGCCGAGTATCTGGCCTACATCGAGCAGTGCAAGGCCGAGGCTAAGGCGCGGCTGGAGGAAGATGCATAAAGTATTACTTTAAATAAATTCCATATTAAATTGTTTTTATTATATTTGCAATATGGATAATGTAAAGGAGCTATTACTTGAAAAAGCTATCGCAAAGGGCATATGCAACGAAGGACCCAAGCGCATAACAGACTCCAACCGGGAGGAGCTTGTGAAGTATTATCTTACACATCCCGATTGGGCGATGGAGCGCAATATCCCCGATTTGCAGACACTCAGGGATGAATTTTCCGACCTCGACGACAAAGGTATTTTCGTGGGGCGTGAATTTCATGGCGAAACGCTTTCCGACCGCCTCGTCTATATACTTCATGATTGCCACGGGACAATCAGAGTCGGGCTGAATACCGAAAAGGGCATCGCTCCGATGCTCTATGTGGCGAACGGATGCCGACTCAGGATAATCGGAACCGGAATCGAGACGCAGCGGGAGCCAATGATGATTCCCATCTATATCATCGGGGCGAATGACATCAGCGCAAGACGCAACCGTTACGTGAAATTTACCATCTTCAAAAAGCAGATAAAATGATAGGGTCTCGCATACAGATAGGTGACGGTGCGATAGAGGACACCTTTGCCGCGCACAAGCTGATTTATATGGAGTCCGACCACCGGACGGAGGCTCCGATAAAGAAGCGTGACGTCACAACCTATGTCGAGCAAGCCGGAGATAATACCGACCCGCGCACGGTGCAGGACGCTTTCGACTACAAGGTGCGTTTTATCATAGATGGTCAGAACACCTATCTTTCAAGCGTAAATGCGATTGTAGCAGCGTTCAACAAGAAACTCTACACGCAAGAAACGGGGAGCGACATCCGCACTTACAAGGAAGTGACGTTCTACAACGACTTCAAGCGTGTAAAGATTGTCGGACTACCCGAGCCAATTGCGGAACCCAAGGAGATGAAGCGCAGTCGCCACGGCTACGACTTCGCCGAGGTGGAATTTATAATCCATGTTACCGACCCAACAAAATGCGAGTTCAACACCGGCGAGGTGGAACACCTCCTGCTTGAAGAGGGCGGCGCGCTACTTCTCGAAAACGGACAGCAAATCCTTATGGAAATTGCATGAAAACGAATCATCTGAGCCAAGAGCCTTTGCCTATGAAGAGCATTGATACCCGATATTATTGAGCTTAACTTCCCGGAAATTGACGGGAAGCAGTACGCCACACTCACCCAAGCCACCTGCACGTTGCAGGACATGGGGGAGAAAAGTATTAGCGCGCAGGTTAAAATCGACGGCGCCATCACCCCCGATTTCAGCTTTGACTGGGAGGTTGAGTTCAAAGGGGAGAAATATATCATGCCACTGCGCACGCCGCAGGCTGCCAAGGAGAACACCAGTCTTTGCTCCACAATAGACCTTACATTTCAGCATTGGGCGGTGTACCAGTTGAAACGATGGATGTTTTTCACGGTGCAGCCCGTGGCGTCCGGAACGGCTACCCCCGACAAGTACGTTGCGAGCGTAAGCCTGAATATCAGGAATTTCACGGCACTTCTTGAATCAGTGCTTGAATACTACTATGGCGACAGCATAACCATCGACCTGAATCCCGACGGAGAATATGCTGAAGAACCGGTGACGGTGGAAATAAGCTACTCCTACATATGGGATGTACTTATAAAGATTTATGAGCTGTTCGGCCAGCGGTGGTGCATGGTGCCGAACGGAGATACAAGTCATTACACAATCAAGATAGGCTATGCGGCTCAGGAGGTGAGCCATATTTTTGAGTACGGCTTCGAGGGCGGTCTGCTGAAGGTAGAGCGGCAGGTGCAGAGCGAGGACATCCGCAATATGCTGCTCGGACGCGGGGGCGAAAAGAATTTGCCGTACCGGTATTTCAAGGACGTGGACCCGCAGAATCCGGAATTTCGCGCCGACCCCGACTGGATTCCCGAACTCCGGAATATCTACTTCTCCGAGCTGCGCGGCAAGACATTCCGTGACTACATCAAAGGGTGGAAAACCAATCCGCACCGACAGCTCACAGAAGCCGACGGGACGCCTATCAAGCCATACGGGAGCGATACCCCTATTGCCGTAGAACCATACGACACCGCATATGCGGCCAAGAGCTTCGCATACCGGATGGGGCATACAGATGAGCGCTTCAATCCCGTGGAATATGTGCAGGCCGACGGGTATCAGCTCGGCGACGGCGTATATCATGTTGAAAAAGACTCCCTCTCTCGGTATGGAAAACTGCTCGGGGGGCTTGAAAACAACGAGGAGATTTATCCGACCATTCAGGGGGTAGACCCCGAAGGCGACATACCCGACATCGGACGTGTCGACGAAGCCATAGCCATAGAGCAGGTTACTGACGATGATGTGGAGGAGTCCACATCGTCCGAAGCCCAATACGGCAACATCGCGGGTGGCACCGTTACGGTGCCGTTTACCTTTACCAACGGGAGTGCAAATGCGTTCACCGCCAAAATAACGTGTGGTTCATTTAGAGTCTCCGAGGGCCTTGTCGGCAATGTTACGGCTGATACTCCAGTGTTCAAGGGGATGCTTAAGTACCACCAAGGTTATCTCGCCGCTCCATTCAGATTTTTTTCAAACTCGGATTTCGTAATACATGAAGTGACGCTCTCGGTCATTGATTCGTCGGGCGCGAGCAGGCCCGCTTCGGCCCTCCCGCCCGGAGTCTATACCCTTGTGGTGAATGTGAGAGCGCAGTTTACCGGCGATGCTTCTTCGCCAATCTGGATTCTGGAAAGTCAGTCGGTTACAGCCTCCGTGGCATCGGCGACCGTCGCCATGGGCGATGCTGATGCACAGAGACGATGGGCCGGTACGTTCAACGTATGGATAAAAAACATCTGGCAGACGCAGAAGCAAGAGGGTGAGAGCGATGCGCAATACCGCGAGCGCGTGTGGCGTCCGATACTGGGCGACCGGGAGGGCAATGAGGCAAAGGTGGTGTTTTCCGACGGATGGCTCTCGACCAGCGAGGATTACGAATTTACGATAGTAAAAGGAGGCGTGGCCTATGATACCAGCAAGAGCCTGAACGGGGTGGCGAGCCACTGGAGGCTGACGCTTGCCAAGAGCGATGCCGACCTTGAAAGCACGGGCAAATACGTGCCGTCGACGATGAGGCAGGGCAATGCCGGAGACCACTTTTTCTTTATCGGCATCGATATGCCGCATCTCTATGTGTTGTGGGCGGAGGAGCAGCTTGACAGATATAAAATCAATGAACTTGATAAAGTAAGCGAGATAAAGCCTACGTGGGTGGTAACAACAGACCGCATCAGACTGAACAACAATGGGCGCCCGGGGGCTATAGCCGAGAGCCTTGTGCCGGGCAGTGCGATACGCCTCGCCGACAAACGGTTCATTTTGAACACGCTGGGCACTGCGAGTAGCTACGAGACTATATATCTGCAATCCGTTACCTACACATATCGCGAGCCGAGCAGCGACGATGCGGCACTGAACCCCGACGTGGAAATGGTGCTTTCAGACGGCTATGAGGCAACGGCAGGTGCGGTTGAGCGGATAAGCGGTTCGATAGAAGCTCTCCACGCGCAGATAGGCGAGCTTCAGGCGGCGGAACGCATGCTCAGGAATTTCGGCGACCGGCGTTACCTGCGGAAGGACGGACTCTCGGACCGCTCCATGAGTCCGACTGAATTTGCCTCGCTGGTGACATCCCAGGGATTCCGCAACGGCATAGTCGGAGGCACCGGCTGGGGATTTTTCAAGGACGAGAATGGCAACTGGACGCTGGAGACCGACCGAATCAACGTGCGTCAGGAGATGCAGGTAAACAGCCTCGTCATAAATCAGATAATAGCTCGCGGGGGCATGATTGTAGAGTCGGCCGCTACAATCGAAGTGTCGAAAGTTGTAGAGACCGAAGATGCCTACGTATGCCATTTCGACCAGAAGGACGGCTCGGTAGCCAACTTGTTTCAGGTGGGGGATGTTGCATATTGCAGTCGTTTTACGCCGGATAACGCGCAGTTGAAGTTCTACAAGCGGAGAGTAGTCGAGGTGGGGGAGGACTATATATCCCTTTCCAACGGCTATCCGGACAGTCTACTTCCCGACGGATGGTCCGATAGCGGGGTGAATGGCAGCGGTGTGCCGGAAGCCGGAGATGTCATCGTTCAGTTCGGCAGCTATACGAATCCCGACAGGCGGTACGTTAAAGTGCGCGACGTGATCGGCGGCGGTTATGAGCGCTATATAGAAGGTCTTGATTCCGTCAATGCCGACGGCGTGGAATATTACTTTACGGGACGTCAGAGCGGGATGTACGGCAACCGCCCGAGATGGTTTATCGGCAATCGGGATGCGGTAGCCAACAGCGGTGAGGGCGACGGAGCTTATATCGAGTTCCGGGAAGGTAAGTTCACGCTGAATAACGTCGAGCTGTCTGTAGGCTCGAAAGTGGGAGACAAGACGGTGCAGGAACTTCTCGCTCTGACGCAGAAAGAAGCGAGCGTGGGAACGCGCAATCTCTTGCTAAACTCTCGGGGACCATATCAGACCCCCGCCGGAGAGGGCGATACACCTCCTCTGGACAATTTCATGTATTTGGGCAACGTAGTGACGACGATTGACCTCGTGCAGGGTGAGACGTACACAATACGTGCTGTAAGCAACGGCCAATGGACCGACAATCACGAATCCTCTATTTCGTCGGCACCCAACGACAAGGTGACTATGTGGCTACACTCAATGGTTGATGAGACGGTGGCGATTGCATCGGACGCCGATACGGGTACTTTGGGGGGTACAACCTTCGTATGGACCAAACCGACCGGAAAGGCAATGCTCCGATTCAACTCCTACGGAAAGCAGAAGACGTTGAAGGAGGTAATGCTTGTGCGCGGCTCGGAGATTGCCACAGAATGGACCGCAGCCCCGGAAGACTTTGAGTATCTTGCGCAAGCGTTGGCCAATGGCAATACTATGATAGACGGCGGCCTGATGCTGACATCGCTTTTGCGGTTGGGGCAGACCGTCGACGGGGGATTCCTCACAATGGCAGGGGTAAGCGGCGTTGTCGATGCCGACGACCCCCGTAGCGGAATTGCCTTTTGGAGCGGAGGTGACCCAATGGAAGGCCGAACGCCGACATTCGCCATTTTTCACAATGGGGAAGGGTATGCGGCGAACAAGGTTATCAGTTTCAATGCCGATAGCCTCGGCGTAGGCAGCAACGTGGTATTGGACCGCAATGGTCTTAAACTGTTTGATTCGGAGGGGAAAGCAAGGCTGAAAGTAGCAAACGAAGCCATCAACGAAGCGCTTGACCAGGACAGCAACGGATTCTCGTTCAACACCGGGAGGCTGAATAAATCCATTACAGTTAAGTCCGGAAGCGCGGGGGCTGGATTTAACACTACTATAGATAAGACGCTTGCCGAAACCATTCAGACTCCCTCCGGAGAAATGAACGGCACATTCGAGTGGGAAGTTTCGCTGGATGGCGCGCTCAATATGGTAAATGGCAAATTCCCCGATTACTACGAAGTTTACTGGTATCTCGACGCCTACATTGGAGACGAACACGTAGCTGGCTATACGCGCGAAGTCAGGATAAAAATAGCGACAACCTCTACGCCATTCAAAGGTTCGATACCATTCTCATTCCCAATCGCTCAGACGGGAGCGGTGCGCTTTGTTGCGACAGCAGAGACAAGGGGTACAAGCCAGGGGGTCGGCGCTACTCTGTTCTACAGATTCAACGGGAGTGCGGAATATACTTACGAAAACCGGACGGTGCTTGGCAACGATGGGTTGCTTTCCAAATGGGGGAGCGCTTCGCTAATGGTGAAGAGCGACAGCGTGACCATGTTGAACAACCTTTATGGACTCAGAGTCGGGGCCGACGGATTTTATTATAAGGATGCGACTCATAGCAATTGGACAAAATGGAACCCTGCGACATGAAAAGAAATGATGAAGAAGAATGTGTGGCCACGACATGTGCCAGAGTTATCAGGAATATCATTCTTGTCTCTTCAATCACATGGGCGACTATGATTCTTTGTGCGCTATTGTAACAACAAAAACGCCCACCCTTTTGAGGGCAGGCGCATATCTGTATGGGAGCCGCAGGGGAACTTGCGGCTCTTGCTTATTTTAGTGATTTCGACCAGACGTTATAGCAAAAATGATTTATGCCGCAGCTTATTACGTAGAATATCGCGAATAGCCAATCTTTATTGACCATTGCACCTATCGCAGCGCCGATAGAGCCAGACATCCCTACCAGGCTAAGATATTTCATGAAGAGCGTAAACTTCATTCTCCTTTCAGTTTATCGGTGAGTTCGCACTCGGCAATGAGGGCGTCGTATAGTCGCAGAGAGCCACAATATTGCGTCCGTGGGTCCGAGTAGCAGCAAAACTGCAAAGAAACTCGCCGGAAGCACCTTGTCGCAGACGAGAACCGGGTCTAAACGGTCAAAGTGATTATTTCCTTGATGCAACACTTGGGAATAGTCATTATTCCGTTTACCTGAGTCGCTGAATTGTCGGTCTCGTCTGAATAGTTGTGGGCGAGACCGATTACTTTGTCATCTTCATATATGATGATGCCGAAACTCTCGACTGCAATTTCGGACGCCTTGAAGCCATCGGAGATGTCCCGCCAACCGCTATCCATGCCGCTGTCAACCCAACGAATACAGACTTTCCTGTTTTCTTTCTGTTTCTTCATTTTTCTCCTCCTTTCTGAGTCTCGGCAACGAGGGCGTCGGCATAGCGCAGGGCGTTGCGGGCGACGATTCTTGTGAGGTTGTCGGAGAGA